CTTTTGACGGACATGCCCTCTGTAAAGAGCGGGTGCCGCCTGGCGTAGTCGGGGTAATACTGGGCGGCATTGTCCTCATTCACGATCATGTAGGCAGCCAGATCAAGAATAAAGCCGGCATCTCTGCCGAAGGCGTCATCAAGTAACTGCCGAAGCTTGTATTCCCTGACGATGGAGTCCAAAGCGATGAAGGTTCCGGCACTGATCGTATTGCTTCGTACCGAAGCCTGCTCCTGCGGCAACGGACGGCACTCTGGGAAGAGCTCCAGAAATTTTTCGTTGGGCTGCATCTGCGTGTTGTCGGCTTCAGAGACCAACTTGCCGATGGTGACGCGCTGGGGAACATTGAACTGTCGTTTGGGGTCATAAACTCGACCCACCTCAAAAAGCACATAGACGTTAGTGCCCATTTTCCGACGGGTGATCTTGCCCGGAATTTCTGGAACTTTGACAGTGGCGGAAAGGTACATTTGCGCTCAAAATTGAGTGACTATATAACAACTCAATTTTAGCATAAAAAAACCGCCTTGGGTAGGCGGATCGACAAATATTCTCGCTAAATTAAAGAGTTATCTGAGCGTCAAGTTCTGAAGAGATTTGAGTGGATGGAACGCCGGGAAGTTCAGGAAGTGTTCAAGGCGATCGTATCGGCTCACGCCTCTGGCTTCTTCAACGCGAAAAGGTTTTGCCGAGCGTAATGCGACGTGCTGAGGAGTACGCAAAGCAAGCTCTCCAGTGGCTGATCGATGACCATCTAGTTGAAGGCATCGAGGTCCGCGCAGAGCGCGGCGGTATTGAGAGGCTTGACCTTCACGTTGTTTGTTTCAAGCGTCAAAGCGAAAGAGCTTTTGATGCGGTTTTTAAGGACGTATTAAATGGCGTTTGAGAGACCAACGATTCAAGAGCTGATCGCTCGCATCCAGTCGGACGCTGAAAGCCGCATGGGCAAGAAAGCGATGCGTTGGACGCTCGTGCCTGTGCTCAGCCGCGTTATTGCTGGCGTGTCGCATGCTCTTCATGGACGCATCTCCTTTGTGCTTCGACAGGTTTTCAGCTCGACGGCTGAAGGTGCATATCTGGAGCGCAGAGCGTCTGAGTACGGCATCTATCGCAAGCAGGCCTCGAGCGCGACCGGCACAGTGACTTTTGTCGGTGAGTCTGACGTGCCGTCCGGCACTCAGATCCAGACTGACGACGATGTGATCTACATCACGACTGCTAAAAGCGTTGATGGCGTTGCGCCGATCAGGGCCGTTGCGGCCGGATCAAACGGCAATGCCTCTGCCGGCATGGAGCTTCGCTTGATCTCTCCGATCGCGGGTGTCCAGTCGACGTGTACCGCAGACGAACTCACGGGCGGGGCTGATGCAGAAGACGACGAGTCGCTTCGTGACCGTCTTCTTCAAAGGCAGAAGAATCCTCCGAAGGCGGGGACGAAGGCCGACTATGTCTCTTGGGCTCTCGCAGTCAGTGGCGTCACGCGCGCGTGGTGCTATCCGCAGGAGCTTGGACAAGGTCATGTGACCGTTCGCTTTATGACGGACGGCATGACCGAGAACGGCATCCCGAACCAGACGATGATCGAACGCGTCACGGACTACATCGAGCACCAGATGCCTGTGACCGCCGTCCTTCACGTTGAAGCCCCGATCCCGAAGAAGCTTGACATCACACTCGACGTCTTCCCCGAGGACGAGAAGATCAAGGCGAAGATCCAGAATGCCATCGAGGGCGTGATCCTCTCCGAGGCCGTCCCCAGCGGTCCGATCCTGCGTACGTCTCTTGACCGCGCAATCTCGTCGGTCGGCGAGGTGAGCTCCTATCGACTCATCAGCCCAACTGAAGACGTGCCGACCAAGACGGGCGAGATCCTCGTGCCGGGAAAGATCACTTGGGAGTGATCGCATGGCACTGACTGAATCTCACTACACGCACCTAGTCAACGCGCTGCTCCCTCGAGGCCCGATCTGGTCCCGACGAGTCGGCAGCACGATTGACGCGGTGCTTTATGCCCTCGCAATGGAGGCGGCCCGCGTCGACGAACGCGCACACGCCGTCATCGAGGAGTCAGACCCGCGCACTTCGATCGAGGAGCTGTCTCTCTGGTTTGAGGAGTGGGGCATTCCGAGCGAGTGCCTTGCGGCAATCGCCGACCCTAGTCGCGAGCAGATGCGACAGGAGCTCCTCGCCAAGATCACATCAAATCTTGGCTTGACGGCCGCCTTCTTCGAGAGCCTCGCGGGCACCTTGGGCTTTCACGCCAAGGTCGAGTCGACGAAGCCTTTCACGTGCGCCAGCCGCGTCGATCACGGGCTTTTCGACGACTCCTGGTCGAGCGTGATGACGCTCATCATCTCGATCGAAGAGGACGGCGGGCTCAGGTATTTCGATGTGTCCTGCGGCGTTGACGAACCGCTCGGACGATGGGGCAATGCGCTTCTCGAGTGCATGATCAGAGCCTTGGCCCCGGCTCATGTTTTTGTGATTTTTTTCTACGGAGATAAGCGATGAGCCAAGGATACTGGCAGTCTGGCGCGATTGAGTCGCCGCCTGAACTGTCGACTCTTTCATCCAAGGGTTACCCGACTAGCGGCAACCCGCAGACGGGCACGCCCGCGACCTATCCGGGTGCCGCATGGTTCTACCTCATCGATCAGATGCGCATGACGATGCTCTATGCCGCAGGCATGAAGCCGTCCGAGCCGCCTTCGACGACGGAATTTCTTTCTGCTGTTCGGAGCTTTAATTGGGCGCAGGACAACACTTTGAAGGGCTCTGTCCTCAAAGCGGGCACGATCCCTGCGACCGCTCTGGCCGATCGCTCGGTCACGGCTCAGAAGCTCGCGACGTCGATCGACCTCAAGGGCGGCGGCGTGACGCTCTGCCTGAAGACCTTCACGACGTCTGAGCTTGCAGGCGTGACGCTTGCAAAGGGCGAGCTTGCGCTCAATAGCGAGACCTTGGGCCTCTACGTGGGCGATGGCTCTACGAAGGGCGGTCACTTGGTCGGCGGCGAGGTCGCTGCTGAAATGATTCAGGTCAAGACGATTCTCTCTCAGCTCTCGAATGCTGTCGCCAAGTTGGGCGGCACGACTCAGCCTTTCTCGGAGTAAACGATGACGATTTCTAATCCTTCTCTCACTCAAATCTCGCAGGCGCTCGCCGAGATGCTTCCGAAGCTGAAACCGCTCTCGGTTCCCACGGGCATGATCTCGGCTTTTCACACGGTTCCTGAAGGATGGCTTCAGTGCAATGGCGCGGCCGTGAGCCGCACGACCTATGCCGCGCTCTTTGCGGTCATTGGAACGAAGTACGGCTCCGGTGACGGATCGACGACGTTCAACCTGCCGAATCTGCATCACAAGTTCATCGAAGGCACGAACACCACTTCCGAGGTCGGGCAGTCTGTGTCGGCTGGGTTACCGAACATCAGTGGCTCTGGTGCTTTGCACTGGACTTCTCACGACATTAGCGGAGCGTTGGAAGACGCCTCATCGTCGTGGGTTGGAATCTCCGGCGGAAGTTCGAGCTTCTATAACACGACCTTTGACGCGTCTCGCTCTAGTTCCTTTTACGGGGAGTCTTCGTCCGTACAGCCGTCATCTCTGCGATTGGTAAACTGCATCAAGACTTGATGCACAAGAGCAGTCGCGTCGAACTCGGCTGAACCACAGAAGACGATCCGTACATAGACGAAGAACGTGAAGAGTTCATCGTTACGCGGCCTCCGTCCCAAGCGCCGCCTGAATTCGATCCAAGTCCGATGCGTTCTTCCCCAGTAAATGCTCCAGTGCATTTCATCCCTGAGGTATTCCCGTGCTCAGTAAATGTACCCGTGATGTTCGGTCCGAACATAACAGGTACGTTTAACCCTGTGTCGCAGACGGGCGATGACCCTACCGGAGCATTCCATCGACTCACCGGCGACGGCATGACTGGCTATCAGATTTTCTCTGGCAAGTGTCGGTACGGGTTCGACGCGTCTGGCTCATCATCCATCTATGGCTATGCAAGCACTGTGCAACCTGCTGCGCTTCGCTTCATTCCCTGTATCAAATCTTAATACAGGGAATGAGACGGAGAGAGGCGGGCTGTACAGACGTTGAATTGCCGTACTCGGAACTTGAGCGGGAGGCGCTGAAGAGGACGCGGGGTCCCTCGGAAGCCCATTCGGCCGCGTTGTTGAACTGGCCCTTCTTAGAAGAACTTTTGTAGAAAGGCCCTTCTACGATATCTCCATGCGCACTATTGGATTCCCCCGCCTTCTGAAGCGTGAAAGAACCGCTGATGTTCGGTCCGAACATCACGGGTTCAACGTCATGGGACGTGAACGGCCTGGGTAAGGCCGGTGTTGGATACTCATCTTGCGGTAGCTCTCGAATAAGCAATAACGGCGCAATGTCTGTGAGCGCAGGAACGTATTGGGCATGCATTGGCTCTAGCGGTTCGGATTGCGGTAATAATGCCGTCGTCAACATCAATGCTAAAAACTCCAACTCCGTATACGGCGCGGCGTCGACCGTCCAACCAGCTTCAACCCGTATGCTCTTCTGCATCAAGACTTGATGCAGAAGAGCAAGCGAACGGATGATGGTTGGACAGTCGATGATGCGCCGTACTTCGCGTCGGAATTTGATGCCGCAAGGGCAATGTCTGTAATGACGGATGAGCCAACGTTCGTCTTGCCGTTCCACGGCGTGGAGGACTTCCCACCAGAAAGTGCTCCACTGGCGGTGAAGTCTGCGCAAGCTACGTTAAACGGCTTGATAGACCCAGTTATGTTCGGTCCGAACATAACGGGTGACGTGTGGCATATCGCAGGCACATCCGGAACTGGCATAGGCGGAGGTGAGTCAGGAGCAATGTATAGAACAAAACACGGGGGTAGCGACGTGCCAAATGGGCAGACAGGGGGCTCAAGCGGATATGACGGCGTGGCAATTGACGCGTCAAAGATAAGCTCAGTCTACTCATCGGCATCTACTGTGCAGCCTTCATCTTTGCGCACGCTCATGTGCATCAAGACTTGATGCAGAAGAGCATACGGGTTGAAGCTGGCTGGACGGTGGAAGCCTCCTCGTAGAGGCTACTCGATCGACTAGCAGAAAAGGCCACAGAGTCTCTGGCCGTGGAAGATATGTGCGAATACCCATAGCCTGTTTCGCCCTGATAGAAGGCACCAGTCCCATTGCCATAACTTCTTACCGACGGCAGCTCGCCTGTGATGTTCGGGCAGACCGAACATCACAGGTACTTGGGGTAGCTACTTTGAAGACAAGAATGACGGTTATAAATCCACGGGAGCGGTGATGAGTACCGCAGAAAACACCTATTACTCCATGGAATGCTCGGGCGACTCCGCGCCCGGACATGTCAGTCGTAGCTTCTCTGCGGCAAGATCCAGTTCCGTGTACGGCTCGGCCTCAACTGTACAGCCTTCCGCTCTTCGCTCAATGCTGTGCATCAAAATTTGATGCAAGGGATAAGCCTGAGTGACGACGGCTGCACAGTAGAAGCAGAGCCGTAAAGAGAGCTTGAGCGATCCGCCCCTAGCCAAGACACTTTATTTGTACGGAACTCCCCTTGCGTGGCCACTGCCAAAATATCGCCCGAATGGGATACAAGGGAAAAAGCTCCGAGGCACCCTGCGTTAAAGCCGCCCGTCTCTATTTGGCCTGTGATGTTCGGTAGGTCCGAACATCACAGGTGAATTTAGAGCGTCTACCTACACTACGACAGGGACCAGAAACGGCGCGTTTCGCGTCGGAGCTATTACGGACTGTCCTAACAAAAATAACGATGGTGGGAACCACTTCTACTTTGATGCATCAAGTTCAAATGGCGTGTATGGATCCTCGCAGACAGTACAGCCTGCTTCTCTCAGGCTTATCCTGTGCATCAAGTCTTGATGCATAAGAGCATACGGGTTGAAGCCGGCTGGACGGTCGACGACCTTCCGTAAACGGCGCTAGACCTTGAAGCATCAATGCCAAAAGTCGTTGGAACATTTTGTCTGCCATCTTGTCCGTGGTAGTCGGCAGTACCATAGTCAGACCCAAAGAAAGCGCCCGTATGCTTAGATGTCATCAGTTGATAGCCACCAACCATGACCTTTCCTGTGATGTTCGGTAAGCCCGCCGCCACGGACTTACCAACCTCTGAAGAAGTGGTCGTGCCCTCGATGAACTTATGGTGAAGGTTCGGGAGGTTGAACGTCGTCGAGCCGTTACCCGAGCCGTACTTTGTGCCGATCTTTGCAAAAAGAGCGGCGTAAGTCGTTCGACTCACCGCCGCCCCGTTGCACTGAAGCCATCCCGCAGGCACATCGTGGAAGGCCATGATCGCGCCAACCGGGATGCCCGTGTCTAGAGTTCCAAGGACTCGCTTGATTTCAGATTCAAGGTCGGCCTTGTTGACCTTGAGGTTAAGCGCCTTCGAATGTGCTGTCTTGGTGACATAAACGTTTGCAATGGCCTCAAGCAACTTCGATTTGAAGCGCGAGAGGCCGGTTAGATCAAGAAAACCGGCCATTTTTCACCTCAGTTGGTCATCGATTAAGCGAAGAGAGCGTCGATAGCGCTGGTAGCGATAGCGTCGACGTGGAAAGCACCGCCGAGCGGATCCCATTCCGTGCCCGTCCAGGCAAAGTTCGTGCCGGCGGGATTGTTGCCATGAGCGGCCTTAACGTCATACACGTCACCAGCCGTCAGGTCGGTCTTCGGCAGAGCTTCGAAGTTCTCGACAGAGCCCTTGAACTTGTAGACATTCGTGATGTCGGTCCTGAGGGCATACGGTGTGAGGTCAATGTTCACACCCTTGCTGTTGATCGGAAGCGCAGAGCCGTTGACAGACACCTTCTCGATCACGTTCACCTGAGCCTTGGCTTCAACGCCTTCAAGCTTGGTGAAGTGAGCGGCCGACATCAGGCCGTCCTTTTTGCCAGATGCAGGCGCATAGGTCGTGTCCTGAGCCGGAATGCCGAGACTGGTGATGTCACCCTTCGTGACCGGCGTGGCGACGCTCACAGCACCCTTGTCGGTGACCGTCACCTTGTAGAGGCCATTTTCGTGAGGGGTGTAGACCTCAGGCGTGTAAACCGTCGTTTCCTTGCCATTGATCTTGACATTGCCGTTAGTTTCGCTTTCTTCGACCAGCGTTGCGCCGGCAGCGATACCTTCGAGCTTGGTGAAGTGTTCCTTGCTCATAAGGCCGTTCTTCGAAGCAGAGGCGAGTTCGATTTGTTGCTGCGGGATCGCGATCGTGCCGAGTACCGCACCAGAGATCGACGTAAGCGAGACGTTCAGACCTTCGATTTTGATGGAGCCAGCGACCTTTTCCTTCAGCTTGCCGTCATAGTGGGTCAAGCCAGCGAGGTCGAGAAACTGAGTAGCCATGATAAAAAATTCCTTATTTAAAAGAGGTTGTCAATAAAAGTTGTGGGGATTTTCGTGGGCTGCTGAGCCTTAAGCCGCTCGATGGCGTCAGCGTTTTTGTCGACGCCTTCATCGGTGGCGTTCAGCCTTGCAGCCGTAATCACATCTCCTGTTTTCCAGTCGACCGGCAGATACGGATCGGTCGGGGTCTCCTGCGGGAGCCCCTCGACGATCGTCTGCGGCCGTAAAAAAGAAGGGCTGCGTCGGATAACCGTCACAGCCCTTCTCTCGGTAGTGCGCTCACTGGAAGAAAGCGCGGGTCGAATCACACTCACATGAATGCCTCCTTGTTAACTCTGATCAGCAAAAAGCCCATCAATTTCGGCGTCGCTCAAGATGCCGATGTTTGCTCTCGCCCGTGCCTGCTGCTCAGGGGTCGGTGTCTGCGCGTCATAGGTCAGTGCATTGACGTTTCTTGAGGCCGCATCTTCAGCTCGCTTCGCGGCATCTTCTGCGCGAACAGCTGATCCTTCTGCCGCCTGCGCGGACGCACTCGCCCCTGCCGCCGCCTGCTGAGCGGTCTGCATCGACTGCTGCGCACCCGTTGCGCTTGCGCCCGCAGAGTCAGCGGCAGCCGTAGCAGACGTTGAGGCATCAGAAGCCACGCTTGCGCTTTCGGAGGCCTTGGTCGCATACCACTTCGACGAGTATTCAGTGCCGTCGACCGTAAAGTCCTCGGGCTGTCCCTCGGCCGCAGAATTGCTCATCCAGCTCGCCCACTTTTCGGCGAGCGACGAGGAGTTTTGAGCCTGCAGCGCGCTCGAGGAGGCGTCTTGCGCGGACGAGGCGGCCTCCGTGGCCTTGGCCGTCGTGGTGGCGAGGAGTCCCTCCATTTCGACGAGAGTAGACTCTGCATCGATGACCGCCTGCTGAGCCAGCTTCTTCGCTTCGTCAGCGGTCGCAGCAGCATCGGTTGCCTTGCTCACAGCGAACGTAGAGTTCTTGTCCGCCTGCTGCGCAATGGCAAGCGCATCGCTCGAGTTTTGTTTCGCCTCACCTGCAATGGCAAGAGCAGAATTTGCGGTTGTCACTGCCGACTCCGCACTCGACTTCGCTGCGTTGGCTGTCGAGACGGCGGTCGCCGCATTGGACTCAGCCGTCTGGATGCGCTTGTTCCACGACTCAACCGTTGTCGTCAGCGTCTTGACTTGAGAGAGCGCTGAGTTCGCCGTTGAGACCGCTTGAGACGAGTTGTTCAGAGCGGTCTCTGAGTTGTCGTTCGCGATCTTCGCCAGACGAAGAGCCTCGGTAGCATCTGCGTTGCCTTCGGACGCATAACGAGCGAGATCGTTAATCGCATCTTCCGTCTGCGTGATGAAGCTCTGCCCTGAAAGCGTCCCGACCGCCGTATAGACGTAATGGAATAAAAATTTTTCTGCCATTTCGCTCTCTTATTCAGGTAGCTTTACAAAGAAAGCCAGTTTGAAGAACGGCGGCAGCGGAAGTTTGACCGTGTGCGAATGTGACGCGCCGTCAAGCGTGTGCGTGTGTCCCTGATTGCCGCCGACGGAGTCGAGGGTGACGTCGTGTGAGTGAGCGCCATCCGTAGACGTGCGCCCCGTCCAAGTGCGCGCGGCGTCGAACTGACACCGCACCGACGTGTTTTCAGAGTCTCGGTTGTCGCTATCCCAACAGTCCCATTCGCCTGCGTAGAAGCTGCCGGTCACATAACGCTGCTTGTGATCATCGACGGGGAAGGAGCCCGTGATGTTCATCGTGCCGCGCGAGTGCGTATGCCCGGACACCGCCGCAGCCTTGCCGGTGTGCGAGTGACTGGGGATCTGGTCAACGGTCAGAATCGTTTCGCCAACCGTCCCCGCAATCTTTTTGTCATCCGTCCCCGCGGTCAGCTTGCCACCAACCTGTCCAGACTCGCCTACGGTGCTCGGGAGAATAAACTTCCCAATCAAGTCTGGAACAGTACCTCCGAGGCCGTCGGAGCCACCGTCACACAACACATATCGCTCGTCGGCCGCTGTCTCGCCCCACGGAATCAAGCGACGTCCGTCGCTGCCACCAAGACGGCAATTCGCAAAAGGCGTGATCTGACCTGCTATAACGCTTGGTGCGTCCAAATTTTTCCAAACGGCCTTGTTCGACCCAGGCGTGACAAGCGACGTGCCCGGGCCATTCTCGCGAAGACAGCGATACTTAGTTCCGTTGAGCATGACCTCATTACCGACCTCATAGTCGAGGTCGACGGAATAGTTCATCACGCCGCCCTGCTGATACCAAAGCAGAAGCTGGGATAGCAGGTAGAACGCACCGTTGAAGTCTTGACGCTTCGGCGGGATGCCGCCCTCTGCGAGCGGCATGGAGTTGACTTCCGTCCACCCCTTGTTCTGCGAAAAGCGGCCAGTGCCCGCCTCCTGCGAGGTTGCGGGCGGAATCGTTTTGTCGCCCTCGGCGGCCAGTGCCGAGGTCAACAGGTGTTCGGGATAGTTGCTCATCAGTCAATCTCAATTGTTCTGCCGGGATTGAAAACGCCGACGTCGAAAGGCATGAGGGTCGACCCCTCAAAGCCGAAAATCTGCTCGTCGGGATAGATGACGAGAAGATTGGTCAGAACGCCCGCAGGTCGATTCAATAGGCCGTATGTCTGCAAAATCATTGCCTGCAGGTCGGAAATGTTCCCGATGATGACAATGCTGTTCACGCTCATGTCGAGATAGTCCACGACGAAAACCGTGGTGTCCGTCAGGCGCTGTAGCAGCTTGTTCGCGGCGTCCGCCGAGCCGTTCGAGATATTGCAAGCGGCGCGGTAGAGGATCAGGAAGCGGAAGTAGTCATCATCAAAGCGCACGTACTCGCCGCGCACCTTGATGAAGCGGTCTACGCCGACTTTCTGACCCCACCAGTCGAGGTAAACGCCGTAGGCGGTCTGGGGATCCATCGCCGCCGCGCGCAGGCGCTCGAGGTCGGGCGTGGCGTCGATCACATCCTGCATCAGGCTTCCCAGATTCTGAAAGTCCGCACTGAAGGCGTACTGCGTCTGGATAGCTTCTGACTGCGTGGAGGCGACATCGGGGATGCCCCGCACGTCCTCAACGGATGCGAAGTTGAACCATGTCTGTGTGTCCGCCATGCCTTACCTCTCGTACACGAAGACGATGTTCTCCGAGGAAATCGAAGGCTCGACGTTGGCAGGGATCTCCACGGAGTCAACCCACCCTGCATCGCCGAGCTGAATCTCGATCTTGCGCACGGGAGCCGTAGTCTTGGGGATCGCCACGCCGTAGAAGCGGGACGCGTAGACCTTCGTAGCCAGTTTGATGCGCGGGTTCGAGCCTTCGCCCGAGAAGTCCGCAATCAAGGCCGCCTTTACGTCCGCTTCCTCATACGGGTTCACGGACTCGGCGTTGAACGTCACGCGCACCTTGAAGTCCTGCGCGCTCGGGCGGGTGATGCGGTACGTGTACGTCGCGTTGAAGTGATCCTTTGCGATGTACGTGACCGAGTAACTGCCCGTCGTGCCGCACCCCATGTCCTTTCGTCGGTAGATGGTCTCGGCGATTGCCTCATCATCCCCGCCCACGATGCAGACCGCGATGCTGTGCGGCTCGATGCGCAGGCCGAATTCCGTCTTGTACTCGTTCGTGAAGTTCTCTAGCACCACGCAGTCAAGCACGCCGTCAAGCTCTGCCAGATTCGCCTGAATGGCCTCCAAGCTACCCAGAGCATTGATCGCGTAGCTCTCCGTGATGCGCGCGAGGTACTCGCTGTCAGGTTCCCTGCTGCGTCCGAGAGCGCCCGAGTCGGGATTCGTGACGGCATCCCACCCTGCGACGATCGTGACGATCTTCGTCACCGTCTCAGGTGCGACCTCGACCGAGCCGTGCTCGACCGAATCGAAAGTCGTGGTGACCGTCCCATCGTCCCCGATCACCGCACCGCCAACAGCGGAGTGCCTGAAGTTATTCCCGTTGGTGTCCTGCACAATCGCGCCATAAGGGATCACAGTGCCCTTCAGACCTGTCAGAGTGCAGGTAACCACGGAAGGCTCTGAGAGCTTGCGGTCGATGCCGTAGAGGCCGCCAATGGCGTCGAGGAAGACACCACGAGCAGTCTGGGGGTTAAGCTGATTGGCAAGGTATGCGATCTCGGCATTCTTCGCCTCGATCTCCGCAGCGACCAGGTCGACCACTTGCCCCATCGGGGAGGTCGGTTCAACGTTCACGTCGGGACGATCGGGATCGGATCGGAACGCCTTCACGATGCCCTTTGCGAAGTCCTCGCGAATCTCGGAGGAGTCGGGCACAACCACGCCCGTCAGTTCATCAAATTTCACTACGGCCATGATCGCCCTCAGTTGTTCGGATGGTGATGCGCCCCGTCAGTGTGCGGGCGCGACTGTCCACGTCGTCAATCTCCACGGCCTCCACGGCCTCCACGCCCTCGACCGACAAGGCCGCATCCCTCAGGCGGGCGGCGGTCACGGCCTTCTGCACGGGCTTTCCCAACTGATCGGAGAACCAGTCGATGCCATGCTCCGCGTAGAAGTACAGGTCATCGGTAAAGCACCTGCATTCGTTCGAGACGTTCTGCAGTGTCGCCGCCGTGCCCTCGAGCATCTTCAGGTTCCCGTTGCCGTCGAACGTGAAACAGGCGGACGCGGTGAGCTGAGGCGTGTAGTTCGTGTGAGCCATTACTGTGGTGTCCCTGTTGTCCCGCCCGAGTCGCCCGGGTGGGTGTGAGTGTCAAGCGAGACGCCCGCCGCCACAACGTCGCCCGTCGTGGTGAGGGAGCCGTCGACCGATGCGCCAGAGCCGCCGGAGATGGCAAGCCCGCCCTTGCCGGTGATGAGACCCGTAACGGTCAGCGTCCCCGTGCAAGATGTCGCAGGCGTGTCGAGCGTGACCGAGGACGAAGCCTCGACCCGCGCCGTATCGCACTTGATCGTGAGCGCTGGCGTCTCCTCGTTGATGCTCTGGGGAGCTACGACGTGAATCGTGCCCTCTTCCTCCAAGTGGATGAAGGTGGTGGGCTTCTTCCCCCAGAACCCGCCGATGTAGAACCCGTCGGACATATCGAAGCAACGGAAGCTACCCGGCTGCACGGGCGTAGCCTCGCCGTTCAGTGCGGACACATCCTGCTGAGCGAAGATCGCAAGGCCGATGTCACCGGGCTTCGGGTCGACGATGATTGCCGCCGTCCCATGCTGAAGCCTGAACCACCTGAGCTTCGGGATCGAAACGTTCGGGATTGCCTCGCCCGAGGCGGTGCGCATCTCGACCAGGGGCGTCGCAGAGAGGTACTCCGCGCCGTTGCCCTCGCCCGTGCGGTTGACTGAGTCCACGCGGACGGGGATGGCCGTATTGACCATCCCCTTCACGATTGACTGAATCATGAAGTGCAGGGCGTTGAGTTCGGAGCTAGCCGTGAACTCAGAGGTATTGAGCTTCAGTTCGTCACTCATCGAGCCACATCCCCTCGAACGTTGTGCGCCACGAACCGCCGCCGGGCTTGTGTGCCGTTAGGTCGTGGGAAAGATTGACGATCTTCCAAGTGCCCGAAGCGGACGGGACGATGGATTCGACGCGCACCGCCGCACCGATGCGGAGATCGGGGCGGAAGTACGAAACGACTTGAATGCCGTTCTGCGTGAACGTCGGGTACCCGACCATCCCGGTGTCTGCGGAGACAAGCGGGATCCCGCCCGTCTCTCTCACCCTGCCGCGCGGCAGGAGGACGATCTCATCGTCGTCGATGAGGAGGTCTGCGCCGACGCTGTTGGCGATCTGTCGCATCTTCGTGATCGGATCGCCCGTGATGATGCAGTCGGAGAGCGTCGCCTCGACCCCATCATTGCGGAACGTCTTGCCCGTCTTCTGCGCGAGCATCCCGACGGTTTCCGCCGCCGACTGCTGACCCGAGATGGCCAGTTGCCCCTCAGGTTGCAAGACAGGGTAGCTACCCGTCTGGGCTTCCATCTTCATCACGGGGCAAGCCCCGTTCAGATCGGCGTAGGCGTTCGTCACCTCGCCCTGAAAGACCACGGAGTAGTTCCCGCCCTCGCCTGCTTCGACTTGGAGCAGGTTCCATCGGCGACCGAGCGGGCGGAAGGAGAGCATCGTGAGCTGAGCCATCGTGTTAAGTGACAGCCCATAGACCTCGACCGACGCCTTCGCGAAGTCCACGCCGCCCTGTTTCGAGATCGCCACATGAGTAGCGAAGCCCGTGAGCGTGTAGACGTTGTTCGCACCCGCCTTGTCGAGCGTGACCGTCAGGCGCAGCGCCTTTTCGGAAAAAGTCACGCTTGCCATTTTTCGCCCTCTGCCAAGTAAACGAGGTAGTACCGATCAGACAGTCCTGAGTAGTCCGGGTGGGAGTCCCCTAGCACGTCATGAAAAACCAGACGCCCCGAAAAGGCGGTTGTCTTGAAGATCGGTACAGGGCTTCCGTTGTTGCAGATATGCCCGGTAACCACGTCGACCTGGTCGACTGCGAGACTCAGATAGAGCGCCCCGCCGTTTTGCTTAAGGCTGATGGTGCAGTTCTGTCCATCGAGAACAACGGAGAACCGTTGATTCGGAATGTTGGAAAGCGGAATGCGCATCATGAGAACAGCCCTCCGAGAAGCGTAGTCTGACGCTTGCCGCCGTCAACCTTGCTAGCACCCGTCGCCTTCTTCGGCGACCACGCCACGGAGCCGCCGCCGACGTTGGCGGAGCGGACTTCCTGAAAGGTGAGGTCAACGGAGAGCAGGTTCGCCCCGCCCGTAGAGGATCGGGTCGAGCTTGCGGCGATCAGCGTCATGTTCGAGCGTACCGTGGTCGGCGTGACCACCGTGAACGCCTCCAAGCCCTGCAGAGCGGCATCGATCTTCGCGATCGCTGCTTCCTGAGCGGCATAGTCGCCCGAGAAGAGAAGCGTCACGGTGATCTGCTGAGGCTGTACGACCTTGTCGTATGCGTAGAGCGCGCCGTTTTCCTGCGGCTCCACGGGCACGACGGCAGAGGTGTCCTCGCCGAGATCGTCGATCGAGTCGTAGTCGCAAATCGGGTTGCCCTTCGCGTCGAGGATGGCCCACGAGAGAATTTCAACTGACATGAGTTACCCCTTTTGGACAACGCCCGAGACAGAATTCTGTATGTAGTCTCGCGCCTTGCCCATCGCCTTATGGACACTGCCCGCAACGGCTTCGCCGATTGCCTCGCCGTCGCCCGAGGCGTTGACCGTGGTCTGCACCGTCACCTTCATGTCGGTGTTGACCGCGTTCGAAGCGACCGCGTTCGATGCCGCAATCCCTGCCGGCGCACCGGCCACAGCAGAAGTCGGCGACGCAAGCAGGGAAGACATCCACCCGCCCACCTTGTCGGTGAGGCCGTCGAGGAATCCGCCCGTCTGTTTGTCTGTGGGATCGGCCTTGACCGTCACCTCGCCCTTTTGCGGGGCGGGCGCGGGTTCCTTCGCCTCGTCGCCGAAGCCGAAGAAACTGCCGACCTTTCCGAGGATCCCCTTTGCCTTGTCGGCAAAGGCGTCGAAGCTCCCGAAAAGCCCTTCGAAGGCCTTCTTGATCTGACGGATCGGGAACATCAACGCGTCGTAGATGGCGGACGCCGCCTTGTCGGCAGCAGGCCTCAGGCCGTCAAGCGATTCGGGCAGGAGACTGCGCAACGGCTCGACCAGCCACGCGAGGAATTTCTCGTAGATGTAGCTGATCCCGTTGTCGAAGCCCTTGACGAACGCATCGGGCAAACCGCCGAGCGCATCGGCGATGTAGTCGATGAAGCGGAAGCCCTCAACGATGCCGCCCCAGAGGGTCGACCCGATGGATCCCGCAACGTCGCCTACCTTGGCGAAGAAGTCCGTAAACGCCTTCGCGTCGGGGAGATGGAACAGGTCGGCGAACCATGCGCCCATCTCCTTAATCACATCCCAAGCCTCACCGAGCGCGAGCTTGATGTTGTTCGGGATGTTCCACACGGCGCGGCAGAAGCTCTGGATGTTCTGCCTGATGTTGTCGACCTCCTCACTGGTGAGACCGCACCACTTCATGAACGACTCAAGCGCCGATATGTCGCCTTCGAGGAAGCCCGCGAAGTCGTCGATGACCACGCTGGCCGCAACGGCAGCGGCAATCAGAACGCCCAGAGGGTTTGCCAACAGCGCGGCGTTGAACGCCTTGATGACGGGCATCCCCTTCACGAAGACGTTCACGAAAAAGCCAGACGCCTTGACCGCCGCAACGATGTTGCGCAGGTACGCCCCGCCGAAGATGGCAGCAATCGCCCCTGCGGCTATCTTCACGAAGCGGGAATGCTCCGCGAGGTAGCTAACGCCCGAGCTGATCGCCTTTATGACGGCGGTAAGCGGCGGCATCACTGCCGTGAGAAGCACGCCACCGAGCGATGAAGCCTGGTTCGTGAAGTTGCGCCACTGGCGATTGAACTCACGTGCTAGCTTGACCTGCTCATCAGTGAAGGCGACACCCTCGAAGGCCTTGGCGGCCTCCTCCGCATTGTCACGGTACTTCAGGAACACGGCGGCGGCATCGGCAGACAGCCCCTGCGACTGCAGGAAGTATTCCGCCTGCCTTTGGCTAAGCCCCTTGATATGGTCGCCCATCTCAAAGAAGGCCTTCTCGCCTTTGCCCGTGGTCAGGATGAAGTTTTCAAGCGCACCCTTGAAGGCTTCCTGACTGCCGCCTGCATCCTCATTCGCCTTCGCCCATGCGTCGATCTTCTGGGCAGACACGCCCAGTCGGTCGGACAGGATTGCTAGCGCGTTCCCGTCTTGGACGAAGGATTGAAAGAGAGCAGTCCCGCCGAAAGCCGCGAGGAGCGGCGCACCGAGCGCCATGATCTTCTCGCCGATCGCCCCGACCTGCTTGCCGAGGCTGTCCATTGCGCGGCCTGCGGCAAGTGCCGCCTTCTGACCGCTTGACCCGATCTCGAGGATTCGCTCTGCGACATCGTCCGAGACGTTGCCGAGCAGAAGCCCCGATTTCGTGGCGTGTGCTGCCAGTCGGTCGACCGCCTCGCCCGAACGCTCTGCGCCGCGTGCGAAGTTGTCGATGCCCTGTGCCGCTTGATCCAAACCGTCCTTGAGCTGTTCGGAGTCGAGGCCGATCTTCACTAACAGGCTGTCGATGATGTTGCCGGCCATTTAGATTTTCTCCTCAGCTTGTTTTGCCGCCAACCACTTGTGGTAGTTGTCCAACAGAAGAACCTCATCGAGGTTAACGGCATCCTCGTAGGTAAGAACGGTTTTTAGCTCCGCCAGTGACGCGAGGCGAGCGGAGATGAGACGCCCTGCGAGCGGCGGAATGTTGGCGTAGGAGGCGACCCCTCTTACGCCTTCACAGTCGGCTCGGAAGCCTGCCCACCGAGGAAGTTGGACAGGTTTGCGCTCTGCAAAAAACCGAAGTTCGCCTTGAGCGCCTCCACGCGAAGGGTCAGGAGCGTCAACGGCGACTGAATCATGCCGTCGTCGGTCACGCTCTTCTTCAGTTTCCCGACGCGCACCTTGCAGCAGGCGAGCAGTTCGTCGAGCAGGGGAGCGGCCTTCTCGTACTCGACCTTGCACAACGCGGCAACCAGGCCTCGATAGTCCTTGACGCCTTCGGCGGTGATGGCCTCGCGTCCGAGCAGGAGACCTGCGCGGATCAGCCAACCTTCCGCCTTGAAGGCGCTCATCTTCTCGATGACGAAGGTCATGTCGTGGCCTGCGTCGTTGATCTTCAAGGTAATGTCATCCATTCCAACTTCTCCTCAGTGCGTCAATCAGGCGACTTCCTGAAATTCCATGGTCCACGTCGTGGGCTGAAGGGTCTTCTGAACGCTCGGGAGGTTCGGGCCGTTCTTGAGGGCACCACGGCGGAAGACGATGGTCTTTTCAAGAGCGGGCACGAAGACCGTGAGGGTAAGCTCATACGGCTTGCAGTTGGCGCTCATAGCGTCGCGGATAGTCTCGAAGACCTCGAGGCTCGGGGAGTTGGCTTCAAGCACGATGCTGACGGGCTGAATGTTCTTGACCACGCCGGAGACCATGCGGCCATCAACGCCGCGACGGTTTTCGGACTGGTCCACGCCGTCGGCAGTCATCACGCTGTCGGCGGAGAAGCCTTCGAGCTTCACGCCGGACGGGTAGAGATCTTCACAAGCGAGAATGATTTGGACGTTCGCACTGGTTACGTCAAAATAATCGGCCATTTTTCGGCTCCAAGAAAAAGGGCTCCCGCGCGGGAAGCCCTTTCGTTACAGGATGGATTAGATGATGCTGATAATTTCTGCAGAGATTTTTTGGACGCTGCCCGCGTAGCAATACAGAATTGACACGATGGGCGAGCCGCGTTCCGCGCGAACGTTGGCGGCGGGCATCTCGATGTTGTACCAGTAGCCCTTCGTGAAGAGCGCACCGGTGATGTCCTGACCGACTTCCTGCATGATCTGCGCACGCTGAGACTCGGAGAGATCGAGACCCGGGTCGATGACGCCATTACGCAGGCAGAGGCTGATCGGATCCTGAAGCCAGGCGGAGATGTATGCGCGACCCATGTCGTTATACGGAGCGCGGTTGATCGCCTTGAAGCCGTCCATGCACGAACGCTGAATGGCGTTGCGCAGGTAGATCGAGCCGTAGAGCACGTCGATGAAGCCGTAGTAGTCAGAGCAGAGCGCGCCCGTATTCATGAACTGGAAGGCGTCGTTACGCGTGGCGAAGTTGCCGAAGTAGGAGCAACGGATTGCCTCAAGCGCATCGGCGGCGGCTTCGTTCTGAATCGTCGGGGAGAGACCCGTGGCGGACTTGGCGAACCAGACCTTCATGCCCTGATTTCTCTGCCAGTCGATCGAAGCGCCGACAGCGAGGACGAAGGCGGCAAAGGCGGACGTACCGTAGAGGCAAATCGCGCAGTTGAATCGATCCATCATCTTAGCGGGCTTCGTCTCGGCCTGCGTGAGCATGTCGATGCAGCGGACATCCGTCGTCCAATCGACGTACACGTAGTCGTCATCAATGTCCGCCCATGCGGCAAAGCCTTCGGCCTGTTCGAGCGTAGCTTCCCAAAGCGTGGTGAAGCCGACCCAGTTGCGCGTGACGGAGCAGACGTTCTCAAGCGCGGCGGCGGGAGTCTGAATGTCCGCGCCCGGGGAAACCACAGCACCGAGGGAAACCGTGAGGCCGAGCGCATCGCTCAGCCCCGTGCCCTTGACTCCGGAGGCGACGAGGGATTCGCCGACGATGGCCGTGCCCACGGCGGCAACGCCGACCAGGTTCAGGGAGGCATCCGCGCCCGTCTTCTCGGTCGTGAAGGTGAACTTCTGGGAGTTGGCGTCATAAGCGCCCGTCACACCGGCAATGCCTTCGGCAACCTTGGCGGCAACCTCGGAAAGAGAGGTGCAAGCGGAAAGGTCGATGTTCTCGGCGGTGACTTCCTCGCCGTTGACCTCGAGCGTAAGCGTGCCGTCCGTGATGGCCTTGAAGGTGGCGAGCTTCGTCGTGACCGTGCCGCCGCGCACCCAAGCGGGAGCGGCTTCGGAGATGAAGCGACCGATCACGATGGCGTTGACGGCCTTCTGCTGATTGGTGACGCCCGTGAAGTACTGCTGAGCAAAGACGGTTTCCTCGGCCTCGCTGCCGAAGAAATCGGCAACGGCAGCGGCGGAGGAGAACTCGACGGCGGGAACGTCGGAGGGGATAAGGGCCGACTTCGTGAGGAGCAGGCCGTTGGTTTCGAGGTCGGAGCTACCGCCAGAGATGACGCGCGGCGTGACCTTCACAATGTGAGATGCAGGAATCATTGCTTTTCCTTCGGTTTGAATTTCACGTCAACATTGGCAAGGTCTACCTCGACGAAGCGGAACCCGTCTTGGTCTATCTTCAATGTGCGCTTGAATCCGAGGTGGAACGTGACCGCCCATCTCGGGACGTACCGCCCCGAGTCCGTCGGAGCAGTGAGATTCTGAAGGCCGTCGACGTACTGGAGGTCGAGGCCGTAGGCGCGGAAGTGATCCGCACCGTAAGTTGACCGACCCGCAAGCTCGTATGCCTGCGCTCGATCGCGGGCAGCGAAGCGGTCTGCGCTGTAGCAGTCCACTTGAACCACCAGGTCGACATACTCATGAAGTAGAGAGGTCTCAGAGACTGCGTCATGAGTTTCGATCGTCGATCCGCGCCGCGTCATGCTGATCGGCGTGAATACGGTGAAATCGTTGTCCTCAGGCAGACCGAGGTCGTTGGCGAAGCCGTTGATGAGATGCCGCGCATCGTCGTTCGCATACGGCGGGACGGCGAACTTCCTGAGGTAGCTTCGGAAGGCTTCGGTGATCTGCTCCTGCTTTACAGCGGCAAGCGGCATAGCCCCTCCTCAGTCTCGTAGTAGATGTCCACAGGGGTCGTCTGTTGCTGGCACTGCAGGCTGACCCACCCGCTACGGGTGAAGTCCTCGATGACGGCGTTGACAAGCCATACACGCCCGTCATCACCTCTCAGGTAGTCGCCAGTGCGACCGAGCGGACGGTTGACCGACCAGGCTCCCGTGTCTGCGAAAACCCAGATCTTGCGAAGCGTTGCAGCCTGCGTGATTGCGTCGACCTGCTGTACCACGTCGGGGCCGAGCGACTGGATCTGCATCGTCAGCTCCCCGCATTCCTCGAAGAGCTGAACGGCGTCCCCTCGCTCACCGTCGACGTAGCGACCCGTGGAGCGGTAGAGCGTGGCGGCCTGATCGGAGTGCAGGTGGTGAATCGCCTTTCGCACGATTTTGTGAAGATTGACTGACATCCATCACCCCTTGATTTCGTAGCCGACAGAGTGGAGCATCGTTCCGACCTTGACAAGCGCCTTGTCGCGCCCAGAGCCAGAGTCGGCAGTGCGGTTGCGTCCCTTGCGTTCGTCCTTCACGTCGTAGAGCAACGTCGTGAAGAGCGAGCGGTCGGGGAACTTCGTACTGCGCGAGCCGTTGTTTCGGATCGTCTCCTGAATGTCGACCTGTGCCTGCCGCGCCATGATCTCTAGCGCGGCTCTGGCGTCCTTGACGCCCTTGGCCTTGAGTCCGGCGGCAAGGATCTTCTTCCAGTTGCCGACCTCATCGGCGAAGGTTGCACGCATGAACGGACGCGGCGGGGAGCTGAGAGGCGTCCCCGGCTTGAGCATGATCCCGAAGTTACGCAGGAAATACCCCGTCTGTTTCTTCGTCGTGCGTTGAACCCAGCCGTACTCGTTGTACGTTGCGTAGGTCGCAACCTCCGGGTCTGTGATGCCGATCTCCGCGTAGGGTGCGCCCACCTTGCCGACTTCGGCAGCGAGCTTGCGCACGCCCGTATTGCGATTGACCTTGATCCCCATGAGTTACCCCCACGGATGATATGGCTTCGAGTAGTAGAGCTTCGCGCCCGTGCGGTACGGCATCGTGAGTACCCAGAAGAGCGCGCCGCACTTCGTCAGGTTCCACCAGGATCCCGCCTCGGTCTTGCTCTGCAGGTTCTCGAACGACGTGGAGACACTGCCCTCGGTCGCAGAGGCGATGCGGGAGGGTTGATCCAACCCGTTCCCGTCAAGCGAGAGGAGGTGACAGAGAGCCGCCCAAAGGATCGGCTGTAGCTTGGCCTCGGGGTACGGGAAGTTTCCTTCACCGTCCCCGAGGAGAACCTTCACGGCCTCCCAAGATGCCGCGAGCTGTTCTGCGCTGACCGCCTCCTCGGTGAAGGCGGGGTACGCCGCGCGGAAGGCGGCGGCATCAAGTTCATAGAAGGCCATTTTGTTTCCTTACTTTGCGGTGACTTCGACGCCCATCTTGGTCGGATCGGCGGCCTCGAGGCCCGTTCGCATCTCGGCGATCTCGGACGCGGCGGCCTTGAAGCCCTTCACGTCATTCACGGGATAGATGCAGGGCATGGAGCCGTTGCGACCCGTGAAGGCGATTTCCTTGCCGTGAGCGGCGATCAGGTTTTCCCAGTCGGACTTCGGGAGCTGCACGCACAGGGCGTTGCCGGGCATAGCGAGGACGCCCGACTTCATGCCGCGCAGATTGTCGTTGATGCCGGGGAAGCGGATGGACTTCGTGCCACCCTTGCCGTCGGGGATGTCGTCAAAGCGCAGGGCAAAAGGCAGACAGCAGGCGATGGCAATCGTTTCGCCCGCAACGGTGACGGCCTTCTTTTCTTCTTCAAGGGTGGAAGTCAGAACCTCGACGCCCTCGGCGGCAGTCGCCTGCGCCCTCTTTCTGGTAGCGGTAGCCATTGAATTTTTCTCCTCGTTCGATGGCGGGGGCAAGGCCGAAGCCCGCCCCCTAGGAAGCCCGAACAGATTCGGGCATGGTGGTTAGATGCCGAGCATCGTGGCGATCAGGTGCGGGCGGCGGATCACGCAACCCCACGTACCGCCGACGGCCTTCTGCACCCAGGAGGTGGAGTAGGCTTCGACGCCGCCGAAGCGCATCTTTTCAGAGTAGGCGCACTCGGCAGTGACTTCGCCGAACAGCTCGGGAACCGTCAAGTAGAGCATGGAACCCGCTTCCGTCGTGAGCTCGGGAAGGTAGAGCACCTCGAGGTTCGGGTAGTTGCTCTTGAGCAGATCAAGAGCCGTCAGACCGAAGGCGTTCGGCATCTGAAGATACGTGGCGCGGTCGGAGGCGACGGCAAGGCGGAACTTGCAGGAGGCGTCGACGTTGCCCGCGTTGTTCTTGATGAGCTCGTTAATGAGCTTGGCGATGTCGTTGAAGACGATGTTCGCCATCTGGTCGGTGTTGGCGGCGGTCTTGTCAGCCCACGTGGACTTGCCGCCGACCGACACGGGGGTGACGGACTCAGGCAGGTTCGGATCGTTGAGAGCGCCGTAGTTCTGCTTGCCGGCAACGCCGTAGAGGTAGAAGCGGTTGTGCGCACGGGCGAGGATATTGGCCGCGCCGCGCTGCTTGGCACCCGCAAACTCAAGGCGAGCCTTAGCGCCCGTGGCAAGCTCGCGTTCGCCGTACTTCAGCGTCGTCTGGAAGATGAAGTTTTCACGGGTCGGGAACTCGTAGTTCACTTCGGACGTGACGTTGTTCGTGAAATCAGAGTACGGCGTAACGTCGCCCACGACCTCCTCAACCGGGAACTGCATGAAGCTGTCGGCCCAGTCGCCCTTCTTCGTTTCGTTGAAGAGCTTCGTGGCGTTCATCGCACCGAACAGGATCGTCGTGACCTGCGGATCGATGTACGTGACGAGGGCGGCGGGAACGCCGACGTTCTTGGCGGTGGAGAGGGCGGCGTCCTGAGCAATCTTGCCCTGCGTGACCTTGGCGTAGTCCGTGACGATGCGACCAGAGGCGTCGCGGTGGTACGGCATGACGCCAACGGCATACGGGGAGCTGATGCCGAGGCTCTTAAGATATTCGAGATTCGTGTCCATTGTTCAGTCTCCTTTTATCGGCGGGAGATGATGATGATGTCGCCCTGATCCTTCGCGGCCGTGACGACGACCCAGCCGGTGTCGTTTTCGCTGCCGACAGTGCCGTAAGACACAGCGCCATCAGCGGGATTGCAAAGGACGGCCTGACCGACCGTAGCCTCGCCAGCGGCTTCAACGTAGAAGTCACCGCGCACGGCGATCGTGAGTTCAGCACCGTTCGGGTAGGCTTCGGAGCCGTCGACGCCGCACGGGACGGCGGCGGTGAAGGTGCGTTCGACGAGACCGACGAGGGTCGTACCCTTGGCAGAGGCGACGGGGAAGGCGACGCCCTTCTTATCGGACGTGCCTTCGAAGACGAACTTGCCGGCGGCGGCAGTGCCGTCGGAGAGGTAGTTAAGCGGCGTGTAGACCGCAGTGTGAGCGGCGACTTCCTGACCCGGAAGACCAACGCTCGGATAAAGATTCACAGTCTTCTGCATAATCTGTTTTCCTTAGAGACGAACATTGATGCCCGTTGCGAGGTCGACCGTGGCCGACTCATCGAGCTTGGAGTCCTGAGCAATGCCCTTCGCGGCGGACTTCTGACCGCTGATGAAGCCGAGGTAAACGGCTTGAGCATTCATCTTCGTGACGCCGCGCATGGGAGCGCCCATCTGCTTGAGTGCGGCGAGATAGACCGCACCTGCGGAGTCAAAAGCGGACGCGCGAACGCGACCGAGAACCTTTCGGCATTCGTCGATGGCATCGAACTTCTGCTCGAGCTTGCGAATGGCGGCATCCTGCGCAGTGGCGGGCTGCTCCTCTTCGTCGGCAGCGGCTTCAGGTTCTTCGTCCTCGGCGGGTTCTTCGTCGCACGCAGGTTCATCCTGGTCGGCGGCGCATTCCTCATCCTCTGCTTCAGGCTCTTCGTCCTCGGCCTCGCCCTTGAAGTTCATTCCGGCCTCGAAGGCCTTGAGCACTTCGGGGTTGTCGGCATCGACGCCTGCGGCCTTGGCGGCCTCGACCACGGGGTTGACTTCCTCGGCTTTTTCGGCCTCGGCTTCTTCGTCCGTGGCGGCGGTCGGGTCGACCTCCTCATCAGCGGCCTGCGGCTCGGCGGTGGCGAGCTCGTTCAGTGCCTGCAGAAGGGCGGCGGCTTCCTCGTCGGTAGCGCCGCGTTGCTTGAAGGCTTCGACGATGGCCTCGATCTTCGCGGCCTTGTCGGTGTCTTCGGTCACAGCGGTTTCGTTGTCCACAATTTCCCCCGTTTCGGTGGTTTCATGGAGGTCACGGAGGTCATCCGCGAGCCTTCCGATTTCGTCGGCGATCCGCACTTCGGTCTCTTCGACCTCGGGAGCATCGCCCGCCTTGATCGGCGTTTCTTCATTCATCGCTTTTTCTCCCAGTTCCAAAGCGTGATCCTCGACGATGCAGGAAGACCCTGCTCGTCCCTCCTCCACAAGCGCAAGGTGCTGTCCGCGAATCCTGCGCATGATGAAGTCATACGTCTGGCCGTTCCACTCACCCGAGTGCATCTCAGGCTCGTAGTGGTACGCCAGTGAAAGCTGTCTCATGCTCCCGTCTCGGATGCGGGCGCACGCGTCCGCGTCCTGAATGTGGAGCGAGTTGCTCAGGTACGTGCCGTCGAACTTCGCCGAATCCCCAGTCGAACCCACGCGCGTGTCCTTGGCGGGCGCGTGGGGGTAGTCGAGGTGGTGATTGAGCTGAATCGGAATGCCGATCACGGAGCGCACCGTCTCGGGATCGGACAGCTCCTCGGCAGGTCGGTACCCGTAGTAGATTTTTTCGGGATCAAGTCCGAGCCTTTCAGAGTCGGGGATTTCGCGTCCGTAGTACGGCGCGACCTGAACTCTGGTGAGGTTCGACCTGTCCACGTGCATCCTGCCGTCCTCGTCGTGCCAACGAAAAGTGACGGCGGAATCAAAAGCCAAAGTAGTCATGATCGTTAAACGTTGAAGGGCAAAACAGGGCGGTAGATGCACCTGCAGAACCTGAGTTCTCCGGGGACGACGTTCGCGCCCACGTCCTTGTCGTAGAGGCCGACATCAAGATCGAACGTCTTTCCGTGCAGCGCGCGGTGCGTCTCTCGGGAGGTGTACTGACCTGGCACGTGGATCCACACGCCCTTAGACACCCCCAGCTCCGCATCGTTCGCGCGAAGGATGCTCTGGGTGATGCGGCATGTCTGGTCAATCGCCCAGTTCGTCGCGGTGCTCTCGTCGAACCCGCCGAAAGACCTGAGCGTTTGCTTGACCTTGGAAACCGTATGCCCTTGCGCGAGGCCTTCGGTGATGACCTGTTGCAGGCGCGAGGCCTTGGACAGTGCCAGACGCTCGATGTTCCCGACCGACTCCTCCACGATCGAAGGAATTAGCCTTGCGGCGGTCGGACTGATGTGCTGTCGCACAACGGGGATCGTCCACTTGTCCTTGAAGACTTCGGGCGAGATTCCCGCAGAGAGGTACGCCTGCTTCTGTGCGTTCGTCACGTCAGCGGCAATGGAACGCGCGACCCACTGCGCGAGCTTCTCGGCAGAGCGGTCGAGATACCCTGTCCACCTGACGATGTTGCGACTCACGTAGTCGTCGATGTCCGCAGCGAACGCGGCGGGATCCCGCTTCCACGCTGCCAGTACCCGCGCACGAATGCGCCTGAGCTTTTCACGGTCAGCCTTGCGCGTCGGCTTGGAAAGCGACCAGTCTTGCGCGACCAGGTCACCCGCGTCGGCAACGTGCAGGAGGATCTCGTCGGTCATCAGGTCGAGGAACTGGTTTACCAGTCGGTTGACCCTCTTGGCGTACTCTCGCCTCGTGCCTGCGTTCGGCTCAATCGCCCTCGCCGTCTTCATGCTTGCCTCCCATGAGGGCCGCGAGCAGGTCGCTAGACCCGTCATCGGTCATCAGCTCCCCTTCCTCGCCTGCGGGCATATCGTCGCCAAGGAATGCGAGGTGCGAGCACTTTTCAAGGCGCATCGCCTGACGCATTTCATCGGCGGAGATGGCGTTGCGGTCCTTGAGCGCGGCAAGGGCCGTCACGCGGGCGTTGAAGTTCGCGGACTGTGCCGACTCGTTGTCCATGTCGACCTCGTTCCACTCGAACGAGATCGAGGGGTCGATCTTGCCCCAGAGCTTCAGCTGAAGCGCATCAAGGCACGTCTGAATGGCGCGTCGGTAGAGTTCCTGCTGACTGCGGATGTGGTCGTTGTAGTTGCGCAGGTCGGACTCGCCCGTAGCGTTGAAGCCTGCGGGCGAGATGCCGAAGAGCTTCACGGCGGGCGTGCGGTTGACTGCCGCGATCATCTCCTGCGCCTGCTTCACGATGTCGGAGACGCCGCTGATGGCAGTCGTGACGTTCTCGACCTTGTCCGTGTCCGTGTTCGCGAGGAACACTGAGTTGTTGTCACGGTAGTGCTGTAGAACCTCCATGACCGCGTCGAGCTCCTGAATGCCGCCCATCGTCGACATACGTTCCTGCGAGTTCGTGTAGTACACGAGGAGGCTCATCTTCTTGATGAGATCCTGCGCATACACGCGGCATTCGTTCCAATGCAGGATGTAGTCCCAGAGGATCTGGGCTTGCGGAATGCCGAGGAAGTTGTACGCGGGCTTGAACAGCACCGGGGGTTCGTTCGCGTAAAGCGGCAGCAGGCGCGAGGCGTGAACCGTGCGCCCGAGGACGAACCACTTGCGCGGCGTCATGTAGTCCTCGCGGAGCGGGTCGATGCTGTTGTACTCGCCCGGGGAGACGTTCACGGGGTCGACCACGACGAATCGCAGGTCGCATTCCTTGCCGACCTCGGCAGACTCGGAGATAAGGCGGAGCGGGAGCGCCAAGTCCACGTCTTCGCCTTCGGAGGTCTGCGCGCCCGTGTCGATGAAGATGAACGCGCCGCCCATGAAGCCGACTTTGGCAATGGCCTGATTGAACAGCTCCTGCAGTCTGTAGCGTCGCTGTTCGGTCTCGAGCTGCTCGAGCATCTCGGCTGGCGTGTCCTCTCCACCCGTGATCTTGATCCATTCGCGGGTTACGTCGTCCGCGACGGTCTTGATGCAGTTTCGCACCATGCCGTTCTGGGCGATCTGTTGAAGCGCCCCGTATCCGACAAAGCCCGTCATCGGGAACTGCCCCATAGCCGCCGCGTGATCGGCGAGCGAGCCGCACATGGAATCGAATCCCACGGTACGGGTCAGCTGCCGGTCGAGCGCAACTCGTTCGGACTGCTTGCATCCGAGAGTCTGCGGGAGCGCGTAGGTGCGCTTGATGTCCGCAGTGGTGAGGGGGCGCTTCATCGCATGGGCGAGCGCGTCCTCGACCAGAATCCGCCGCGGCGCAGCCTTCGGCGGCTCGGCCTTGATCTTTTTAGCCATAACAAACCTCAAAAAGGCCGTAACGGCCATTGTTCAAATCAACCCCTGCGCAAGTACGCGAGGTTCGATGCGTGAATCTTCGGGCGCGCGTTCTTCGTCAGGTCAGAAAGCGCTTGAGTCATTGAGTCGACCATATCGTCGTGAGCGCTTGCCGGGAACGCCAAAAGCTCGGGGATGAACTCAAGGTCGACCCACGTGGCCGTGGCCGGCGGGAGGAAGACGTTCTTCGCCTCCCAGAGGGTCGACACGGCGTAGGCGCGTGCTTCCTTGGATTCCTTCGGCGTGATCGGGACGATGCCCGTCACATGCTTCTTCAACGTGGAAATAACCGCAGAGCCGTTCGCCTTGTCTTCGACTAGCTTGCGCGTGGCCTCTGGGTGCTTCTCGGAAAGCCGCTCGAACATCTCGACCGTCTTCACGAAGTCCCATTGCCCGCGAACCTGGTCGAGCAGGTAGAAGTTGCCGTCACGCGCCCCCCAGACCTGACCCACAACGTAGTCGCTTCGGTCCGTGCCCTTGAAGGTCATGTCCCAAGAGCAGACCACGCGGTCAAAGTGCGTCGGGAGCATCTCGGGCGTCCAACGTTGGATCCACTCGGCCTTGAACAGGCCGCCGCCGCGCGGGACGGGACGCTGTTGGAACTGACCCGCCGTAGCGTAGCCGCCCATGGTCTTTTCCATCTCGGTCACCTGCGCCTCGGAGAAGCGCTCGGGGAAGAGCAGCTCGCCCTCTTTCTTGCGCGGGTCGGCAAAGCCGATGCAAGTCTTGCACCTGCGGCTTTCCTCAAAGCGCATCGGCAACATCAGGTGTTCGTACCCGAGTTCGCGGGCTAGGATGACGCCCGAGGTGTCGCGTTCATGCAAGCGCTGCATGATCACGATGATCGCGCTGTCTGAGTTGTTCACACGGGACGGGACGGCTTCTAGGAAGGTCGTCTCGACCGAGTGCAGCGCGGCCTCGGAAAACGCATCAGCGACGCTCAAAGGGTCGTCGATGATGATGCGGTCGCCTCGGCTACCCGTCAGGCTTCGGAAGGCCATGGACTCGCGAAAGCCCGTAGCGGTGTTCTCGAACTTCGTCTTCGCGTTCTGGTCGCCGCAGAGTTCGACGCCCCATCGCTCCTGATACCAGTCCGAGGAGATCAGGCGGCGGCACTTGAGGTTGTCTCGGATTGCGAGGTCTTCCTTATGCGCCGTCGTGAGGTAGCGCAGGGACGGCGAGCCGCCCGCGCCCCATTCCCATGCGGGGAAGAAAACGCCCGTAAGGAGCGACTTCATCATGCCCGGCGGGACGTTCATCAGCAGGCGCTTGATCTGTCCGCTGTGGACAGCTTCTAGGTGCTCGCACATCGCGTCGAGCGCCCATCCCCACTTGATCGGTGTGGCGGGTTCGAGAACGTTCCACGCCATCTTGCAAAACTCGCCCAGTGAACGCCGTGCAAGTTCTCGGTCAAGCTCAATCAGAGTTGGGAGTCTGTTCATTCATAAGCTCCCTAATCTTGCGCAGGTTTTCGGTAGAAACCCCGGAAAGGTCGGGAGCTGCATCAACCTTGACTGCGCCGCCGTCCGCCCCGGTAATCTCGGATCGGGAGGTTTCCTTCCATCCGCAGCGGGACTTCATGTAGAAGATGATCGAGGCGGTATCCCCGCTCTTGATCTTTTCCATGAGCTTGCCGCCGACAAAAACGTTTGCCTTCGCCTTGCCCCTTTTTATGGCACTGGCGAATTGGTCGCTTTCTCTCTTTCGAGCCTTCAGCGTCGTGTAGGAGATTCCGAGTGCGTTGGCAATCTCCTCTTCGTTGTTGCAGACCTGCGCGTATTCTTCAACCTTACGCAGATCGATCTGAATTCGTGGTTTCGTTTCCATATGAATACTCTCGGAAGGTACGGGGCAGTTCCGATGTTCGCCGAGTTAAGACAATCCTTCAAACAGGGTTGAAAAACTCTCGGTTACTGGGTCACCCCTCCGAGAGTTTTCAAATCAGCGAGTTGTAGGTTTTGCCGTCATCGCGAACGGCTTCAAGCCCCGTCATTTCCTGCCACCGCTTGATGATCACATCAACGTAAACGGGGTCGAGTTCCATCAGGTAAGCGACGCGACCAGTTTCTTCAGCTGCGACCAATGTCGTCCCAGAGCCTCCAAAACTGTCAAAGACCACGTCTCCCTTCTTGGACGAGTTCTCCATGAGGTAGCGGAACAGCTCGACAGGTTTCATCGTCGGATGCTCGCCGTTTCTCATCGGGCGATCACAGTCGATAACCGTCGTCTGGCTTCTGTCTGAGTACCACTCATGACTCGCGCCGTCTTTCCACCCATAAAGGCAGGGTTCGTGTTTCCACTGGTAGTCCTGGCGACCAAGAACAAAGGCGTTCTTGTTCCAGATCAGGCACTCGCGCACCTTCCAGCCAACGTCTCGGCAAGCGCCACGGAAGTTGTATCCCTCCGAGTCGGCGTGCCAGATGTAGAAAACGCCGCCCGGCTCAAGGACGGTGTCCGCCATTGAAAACGCATCAACGAGGAACTGCCTAAAGGCCCCATCCTCCATCGAATCGTTTTCAATCGTAAGAGCGTCTTTCGTCTTGCCTTCGTAGGCTACGTTGTAGGGTGGGTCCGTCAGGTAGAGGTTTACCCTACCCCCCCCCACAAGCTTAGAAATATCTGTGGCAGAGCATGAATCACCGCACATTACTCGGTGAACACCAAGCGTCCAAACGTCGCCGCGTTTCGATACAGGGTCTGGCTTAGGCTCAGGAATATCAGGCTCGTCGGAATCGTCAGAATCGTCAACGGTCAATAAGTCGTCAAGCTCTTCCGAAGAAAAGCCTATGTCGTCAAGTTCCACGCCTTCCAGTTTCAGCTCTTCGAGTTCGACCTTTAGCAGTTCGTCGTCCCAGCCCGCGTCCAATGCGAGCTTGTTGTCAGCGAGAATGTAGGCGCGTTTCTGTGTTTTGCTCAGTCCCGCCAATTCGATCACGGGGACTTCGCTCATGCCGAGCTTTCGTGCTGCCGCTAGGCGGCCATGTCCCGCGAGAATGCCGTTTGTGCCGTCAACAAGAATTGGGTTAGTCCAGCCAAATTCTTGGATCGATCCCGCAATGCGAGAAACTTGCTCATCGCTATGCGTTCGAGCGTTTCGGGCGTAGGGTATGAGGTCTGCGACCTTTCGGTATTCCACCTTGAGCCGCGTGGACGGCGTAATTTCGTTGCCCATCTCGACCTCCTCAAGTCGTTTGCTGGACGAAAAAAAACTCCCGTAGTTTCCTACGAGAGTTCGTGTGTTCTTTGTTTTTGGCGTTTACTTGGGAAACGTCAAGCCCAAGGCTTTCAGTCGTTCTTGCGTTTTGGGGCTTGTTGTCAAATCCTTGAGATTTGGCATAACTCGCTTTAAACAATCACTCGTTGCATCAGGCTTGGCGACGGCGGCGGCCTCCTCGGGCGTCAGCGCACCAGCGACCCCGACAGAAACAGCTATCAGTTTGCTTAACCATTCCTCTTTTGGTGCGCGACCTTTTTCAAGCTCTTCCAGACACGCTGTTGCGCCGTCTTGGAATTTTTTCACCATGTAAGGGACGGTCTGGCACTCGCTAAATCGAACGTTTCCGACCGAAAGACCGTCTACATTGCACAGAAGCGCAATTCTCTGCCCCCTGTCGAAATCGGCAATGTAATCGGATTGCTCTTCCTGTTTTGCGAATGTCGCGGTAGGCGTCACAACCCTTTGCGGACTTGAGAAAACAACCATTGCGGTATTGAAGCTGTTAACGCGAACCTCATCAATTCGCCCCTCAATCAAAACCTGTTTGCCCTTGTACTTTTTGTTTGCACGAAGTTCGTTACTCTGAAACTCGCGCTCAATTACGTCGACGTCTTGGTAGATTGGGTTTGTACCTCCGGCGGCTATTGCAAACGTTGCCGCCTGGTCCACGTTGTACGCGCCATTGATGTCGTCTCGCACAAGGGTGTTAAAAACGTCCTTTTCGGTTTGCGTCAATCCCGCGAATGCCGAGGCGCAAAACAAACTGGCCACAAAAGCCGTAACGGTTTTTCTCATTTTGGTTTAATCCTATGAAAGACTCATAACGAATGTTTTTGAGTCCTTCAAGGATCGCACCTCGCGCCCGTTTCTCGCATTGGCGTTTCCACCAATTGACGAGTTGCTTGTGTTACTGGTTCTGCTGAACGGGCTTGCCGTCAGAACCGACGGGAACGTAAATGACCTGCGGTTGCTGAGGAGCCTGTGCCGGCTGTTTCGGTTCGTCGTCCTTCGTCATCACGTCGTAGATGGCATTGCCAGCCATCGAGCCTGCGGCGGCACCCATGACAGTCGACCAGAAGCCTCCACCCGAAGAGGTGGTGTTTTGATGAACGGTCTGGTTCACGACGGTAGTGTTTTTCTTCACGACAGTCGTGCGATTCGGGACTGATCTGGCAGCAGACGGGCGCGAGAAAGAGCGTCCGCCGAAACCGCGACCACCACGAGCATCTGCGGCGGTAGAGATGAAGAATGCAGCCACAACAGCCGCCAAGAGAATCTTTTTCATGCGTTCAACGTGATTGAGGCGGCAATCCCTGTCGAAAGCAAAGAATGTGGTGGGTAAAGGGGTCACGCGATCGGAAACATGCGAAACGATCACGTCATGTCGAGACCGCTCCACCCGCAAAAGGGGTATAAAAAAAAGCTCGAACCTTTCGATCCGAGCTTTATTTTCGCTAGATACGACTCTGTCTCCCGACAGGGATTAAAGCCGCACACGACTCGCCTCCGACTGAGGCCAAAAATACTTCATTACACATTATACGACTCTTTTTTCGCGGATGCAATCGAAGATTCGTTTTAGTTCGCAAACTGCGGCGTAGTGGTGGAAGCGGAAGGTATTGCGCCCGAGGTGCAGGCGCTGTTCGATGTCCTCGGGTTCGAGATGCTCGAAGTAGCGTGCGCGGATGACGGCCTTGGCGATCATCGGGAGCTCGGAGGACGCGAAGGCGGCATCGAGGTCGTCGGCGACCTGTTCATTGGCTCGAAGTTCCTCGGCGCTCGGGGTGATGCGCGGTTGGCGCTTCTCGGCGAAGGGGTTAGCCTCCTCTTCCGCGTCCGGGGATCCCTGCGCGATGCGCATCATCTGCATGATGACGAACGTCGGGGACTTGACCGTAGGGATGCGGCCCTTGCGGCGCAGACTCGCCCAGAGGCGCAGCAGACGGAAGAATTCTTTTTCGATGATTACCATAGGTTGCTCGGCTCAAAGGTTTCATACTCCCACCCGCCGCCGTCTTTCTTGCGGCGCGGGTAGACCACGATCAGGGTCGCCCACTGGTTGAGCTGTGCGCACATCTTGCACTTCGCCTTGGCGTCGTCTCGGAAGATGGCGCGGCTTCCCTTGACCTCATGGAATTCGATCGAGCCGTCTGGCTTGAGCACGAAGAAGTCGGGCGTGTATCGGAGGTCTTGCGCGAGCTTGAGGGTAATCGCTTCGAAGCGGAAGTCAAGGACTTCGCCTGCGGCCTTGAGTGCGCGGAGGTGGTCGCGGTACGCGGTCTCGGTCTTGTTCATCTGCCCGGGCTTGAGTCGACCCAGTGCGAGCAATGTGTTCGCTCTCATCCCCTGATGCCTCGCTTGCTGAAGATGCGGAAGGCCTCGTAGCTGTCACGCCCGAAGCCGTTGAAGAACAGCGGAAACTTCTTCCCGTTGCGCGGGTTGGTTTCGTCGTATGTCCACGCCTCGAGGTTCGAGGACGGGATGGCGACCTTGTAGAGCGGGATGTAGCAAAAGGACTCGTTGGCGAGGTAGCCGTAGAAGTCGATGCCGGGGCGGATCTTCATGCGGCCCGTGTCGGTGAGGGCCTCGCACTCGCGGAAGTGGAGTCGGCAGCGGCGACCGACCTCGGGGAGGTTCGGGCGGGACTTCTTCGGGTTGATGACGGTATGCCAAGCGTCGGCAATCCTGGTCGTCGGAATCATCGGTTTTGCTCCTGTTGGTCTTTTCTTGCTTTGAGAATCCCCACCGCCTTGATGCGGAGGTCTATTCGCTCCTGTGGCGCTCGTTCGTAGAACGCGCACGGGGGGCGTAGTTCGGTAATGGCCTGAAGGACGTTCCACCGCCCTCCCTTGTGCCCGACCGCGTCGCAGTAGCCCTTTTCCTCTGCGAAGAGCCACCGGGGGGTGCGGTCGGATCCCGCGAGGTAGGCGCAGTCGATGCATCGGATGGTGTTGATGAATCGGTCGCCGAAGAGCGGACGCGGTTCCTTCGGGCCGGTCGGCTCTTCCTCTTTCGGTCGTTTCCACCTCATCGGTCCGCCTCGAAGAAGTTGAGGAGGAGGACGAAGGGCAGTGCGACGATGGCAGCGATGGCGGCGACGGCGATCACCACTGGGCAGGCAGCGAGGAGGAAGAACAGCGCCACGACGTTCACGATGACGAAGAACGGAGCGAGGAGTGCGGAGAACAGGTCTTTCATGGTTCGTAGTTGTGGGTTACTGGGGGTTGTAGCCGCCGTTTTGCAGGATGTGCGCCACGGCGTCACGGTGGAGAAGGCGCGCGTCGGCAAAGGTTGGGAGCTTCCATGACGCGACGGGTCGACCGAAGCGCACGCAGGAGACGGGGGCGAACCACCGCCCGGGCTTGATCGACGTGGTGACTTCGCCCTCGAAGTCGGTGCTGTGAACCTCCCAGAAGTCCCCTCCCTCGACCACGATGGCGGTCTTGAGTTCGTCGGCGGCGTCCGTGGTGCTGACGATGAAAGCTGTGCTCATGGGTTGAATGCTCCTCGTTGGATGGAACCTACGGCGGCGTCATGGACGGCCATGCCGTGAGCTGCATCCCTGCTGTAGCGGACTGCTATGGTGCGCTCGCGCTCGAGCTCGGCGGTGTACCAACGCAGGCCCTCGCGGTCATCGTCGGGACAGGGCTTCGGGAGCAGGCGGTAGGTGACTTTGGTGACGTACTGGCCGCGTCGACCCGAGAAGTCGGGGCGGGAATGCACGCAGAATTCGCGACGGCGGTCGAGACTGAGGAGCCAGGTCGTCTTGCCTCGGCGTTCCTTGATCTCGCGCACGATCTCCGCTCCCGTGGTTTCATCGGACATGGGGCGCACCTCTCTGCACGGCCTGCTCGACGAGTGACTCATGGTGGGTGAAGGCAAGGGAGCGCTCCGCGAACTTGTAGGCGCGGCAGTACTCGAACGTTGCCTGCGTGAGGTCGGTCGGGTCGTCGCCCAGACGGCCCTCGGCGTAGGTCGTGAGGTAGGCGGTCGAGCCGAAGAGGGGCATCGTGGTGATGCGGATCACCTTGCGTCCGAGGAACGTGTGCAGCGTGGTCGTGAGCGACATCGTGTGATGCGACTTAGAGACGACGCGGGCTTTGGTGTCGGGTTCACTCATTGCTTTCCTCCTTCTCCGGCAAGAGGCGGCACTTGCCGCATCGCTTTTTCAGTTCCCGGTTCCCGATGAAGAAGCCGAGGATGAAAATGACGAGCATGGCCAAAATGAGCTCGTCGAACTGTTGCGTGGTCATTCGTGACACTCCTCGAAGTCCTCGTTCGTGAATTCCACGTCGAAGGCGTGGGCACTGGCCGAGTCGGTCTCGGGCACGGTGAGCGTGAAGCGGAAGCGCCCCTTGGCGTCCGAGCAGTAGCTCGAGCGGTAGTTGGCGATGTCAAGCGCACGGAAGACGGTGTACGCCCAGACCTCCTCGCGGACGTTGTGCTTGAGGAAGTCGTAGACAGAGGCGCAGGTTTTGAGGCGAAGCCCTTTCATTTCGCGTCCTCCTCGTCGGCGAGGTCGTCGTAGTGGACGGCGAAGGAGAACGCGGCCCCACTGATTGAGTGTTCGGCGGGAATGGTCACGGTCACGGAAAGGCGCAGACGGGGTTCGATTGTCTCGTAACGGTCGACGACGTACTGCTCGACCTCGCGGATGATCTGCTCGCAGGTTTCTGCGTCCAGTGCGTTGATTTCGATCAGGCGACGCAACGGAGATTCGGGCGGGAGGTATTTCATGGGCTTGCTCCTCAGAAAAGTTTGGTCGGGTCGTTGGTTCGGTTGGCGGAGACGCGGCGGAAATCGGTGGTCGTGCAGTCCACGTAGGTCGCGCACTCGTGGACGCGAGAGGCGACCAGATTGCCGACGAAGGCATCGAATTCGGACGGCTTCCCGTCCCTCTCACGTATCGACAGGTTCGTGACGATCAGGGTCGGACGGTCGTTGCGATAGCGGGCGTCGAGGATTCGCGTCAGGAGCTTCGACTCGAACGTTGTCGGGTCGGCGGCAACGTCGTCGAGACACAAGATGTCGATGCGGGACAGGTCGGCGGTGATCTTGGCTTCGGTCGTTCCGGATTCGTTCGAGTAGGTGTCCTGAACGGCGCGCACGAGGTCGAGGCAAGCGACGAAGCGGACGGTAAGGCCCTTGCATTCGCGCAGGCTGTTGAGGGCCGCACAGGCCAAGTGCGACTTCCCAGTACCCCACGAACCCGAGAGGATCAGCCACGGGGTCTCGCCGGCACTAACGCCCTGCGACCATGCGCAGACCTTCTCGAAGGCGGCGGCCTGAACGTCGTCAAACGGCATGAAGCCAGACAGGGTTGCCTTGGCGAAGCGGCGCGGGATTGCGGCGGTCTGGGCGAACAAAGCTGCGTTCTGCTCTTCTGCCTTTCGGTGAAGCAGGCGGTTTTCCGCCATGCCCTCAAGCGCTCCTTCGGTGAAGGGCACGCCCTTCTCGGTGAACTCTGCGCGCAGGGCCTCGATCTCGCGCACAAGGGCAGGATCCTTCTTCGGAGGAACCTGGGGGGCCGTGCCCTTGCGTTCCGCCGCGATGGCGGTGAGTCTGGCGAGGATTTCGGAGATTGACTTGGTCATACGTTCTTATCCGTCTTGGCAAAAATAGCGGTCATCGCCTGATACTTTTTCTTCAGCGCCTCTCGTTCCTCAGGCGTGTAGAGAGGCGGCGGGTTTGTCGGCGTCTGAGTCGATACCCATCCCGCCTGCGGGTCAGTGCTACGGCGTGCGGGTGTGTACGACTGGCTCTGTGGTCTGCTCTTAGCGAACTCCTCTGCTTTCGTCGCCCACGTCCTCCATGCGGCCAGCCAGTTGCTGTACCGGTTGTCTTTGGAAAGGTGGAAGTTGACGAACTTGGTGAACTCCGTCTGAGCGTTGATGCTTGGGTGCTTGGCTTGTGCGTACTCAAGGTATTCAGGCGGGATGGGATCGTCAGGAGAGAAAGGACAGGAAGTTTTAGGCTTGGCTCTTGTTGCCTTCGGCTTTTCGACCTTTTTGACGGTGTTGTCAAAATGATCGGTTTCCCACAGCGTGCGCTCGGGTGCATCCAAACTTGTCAGTTCCCTTCTTTGTTCTCTTGTTAGTTCTTTTGTTAGTTCGGGTTCAAGATCTTTAAGGGGTGTACTTAAAGAAGTTAAAGGGGACCCCTCAACTTTCTTTAAGGGGGCTACTTCAACTTCTTTAACCCCTTCAACATCTTTAAGGGGTTCAACTTCTTTAACCCCGTCAAGATCGTTACCCCCTGCAGTTTCGTTAAGGGGGAGGCGGTCTAGATGCAGGTCAAAATATCGACGACAGCCAGGAGCTTGTCGCGTGGAAATCAGGCCGTTGGCCTCGAGTTCTTTGAGCGTCTTTCTGGCGACATTCGGGTGAACACGAGCAATCCGCGCGACCGCATCGGTCGACGGAAAGCACACTCCAGATTGATCGTTCATAAAGAAAGCTAAAGCCTCCAGAACGTCGACTTCGGTTTTGTTCGTCAACCCAGAACCGCGAACCTTAAAAACTGCAAGAAATCCCATCGCTATCTCTCCTCGTCCGTTCCGTTTCCGTCACGATTCCGTTGCTTCGCCACGGCTGGGGCGAGTACCTTAGAGACATGGGATAGTTCTTGAACATAAGCGTCAAGAGCAATCAGGATCACATCTTGTCTCGTGAGGCCGAAAGCTATGCTTAGCAAGTCGAGCTTTTCGATCATCGTTTTCGGGGCTTTGAGGCGCACGTCAACGTCGCCCTTTCTTAGCTCTGGTCGGACGAACATTTGTCAACGACCTCCAAAGCCGGGAAAAGCTTCCACGTCTCTAAATTTGGAAATCGGAACCGGAGATCGTTCTCTCGAGTTCGACCAATCCCGTTGCGGATCCAGATGGCAATCGTGGGCTGTGAAACCCCGACCACCTTCGCGGTCTTCGACTGGGTACCAATCTCCGAAACCAGCGAGCGCGCTATTGCAGTAGATCTCTGTTTGGCTAAGTCCATAACAACTCCTTGTGCGTTATAGCTTTTATTATAGCTTACTAGAGGAACTGTTATGGCGCTCTGTTATAAGATTTTTAATTATGAGTACGCTTTCTGAACGAATCTCTTGGTTGCAGTCCACCTACAACCTCTCACAGTCAGAGCTTGCCCGCATTGCTGGCGTTAGCCAGCCATCTGTTGCGCACTGGCTGAACGGTAAGACCTCCTCCATCCGTGCCGAGGCAGCCGTTGCCATCTGCAAAAAACTACCCGTTATGTATGAATGGCTTCTTGCCGGTGTAGGCGATCCTTTGCCCAAAGCCACACCTGTCCTGCCGCTCATCACCGAGGAAATCGACGACGACTCTGACTTTGTGAAAATCCCCGTGTATACGATTCAATGCTCCGCCGGTGACGGCTACACGCCGCCAACCTACACAATCGACGAGACCTCAGAACCCAAGTCATACAGACGTTCCTGGCTCCAGAAGCACCAGTACAAACAGTCGCACCTAAAAGTATTTGAAGTATCTGGCGAGAGCATGGAGCCGCTTCTTTTTGACGGAGACTCCGTAACCGTGGACGAAGCCCAACGAGACATCATCAATGATCGCGTCTACGTTTTCACGTATCGCGGTGAGTGGCGAGTCAAGCGTCTTCGCCGCCTCATGAATGGCGACTTATATGTAGTGTCAGAGAATCCGTCATGGAAGCCAGAAGTAATCCCAGCTACTGAAACAGAGTTCGTCTACATCGTCGGAAGAGTCATCGACAGGTCTGGAGCGGGCGGTCTCTAACCTACGATTTCCGCAAAGAGCCACCTTCGCGGTGGCCTTTTTTTGCCCGCAAACATAGCTTTTGTTTGAAATTATGAGTTTTCCTATTGACACCGCCATTACTTTGCTTATAATAAAAGCTATAGGGACTGCAACACATCCCTTACCCAAGCCGCAAGGCTTGGCGTCGATGGGAAGGGCATCGAATCTCGGTGCGCTCACGTAGCGCGTCGGGGACCGCCCGCCAAACGGGTGCGATCCTGGACAGAAGGGTCTGTCGGGAGCGCATCACGCGACGGAACGGTAGTCGCAAAGGTCGTGTATGAAAAGTACGCAGGACGGCTGGAAGGTATCTTCCAGTGCGGTTGGGTTGGGGACCACCTGAAAGCGACGGATGCTCGATGGCGACGGACGATCGCCACACGCCCCACGAGCTAGATCAGGATCAGCTGAAACGAAGCAGAGGACGCACGTCCCGAGCGGCCTGAGCGCAGACGATGCGCAGCCGCGACCTGATCGAAAGCCGATCTAAGCCCTTTCCACAGAGAGGGCTTAGGTGGGTTTTCGAAAGGAGATAACAATGGATGTTGAAATAATCGACAAGCGCCTGGTGGTAACGCCAACCACGCACGACGACGTGCGTTTGATTTACGCAATCGCCGCAGCGTGGACGGCGTTCGACGCGGTTATTTGTCCCGTTAGCGGGGAACCACTTCGTTGCAACGAGGACGGTACCGCTGAATCAGAGTTGCCTCAACGCGGTCAAGATCACGAGAAGTGACGGAACGACAAATAAAATGAGCGGATATACTGTCCCGACACTTTGGAGATTTCCGTCAATAACCCCTGTCTGAAGACAGAGGCTTGAAAGAGTCTTTATTGACTAGCCTCAGCGCCCCTCTTTCGAGAGGCGCTACGTTGGTTGGGAATGTACAGGCACCGTGGGATGTACATCCTAGTTCCACGCTCTGCGGCCTGTGATTAAAAGCTCTAAGAGGTAGGAGCGGTGTTGCAGGCACCAAACCCCGTCCAACATTGGCGAAGGATGTCAACCGGCCTTCGGGCCGCGTAAGCGGAGCCTGCGGGTATCCGCAAAGATTTAACCGAACTTAGAAAGGAGGACGGCGCTTCCTCCCCTGTCTGAAGACAGAGGTTTCCGCGCCGAATTTCCATGAAACTTGATTGGAACTTGATGCGGACAATCCTCGCGCACGTTGAGGCAGAGACGATTGAGGAGTTCGTGAACGACGCAAACAACCTCGACGAATGGAAGGAAGGGCAGCTTCTTTCCGAACGCCGCAATCGCGATCAGGACGCCAGCATTCGCGTCGTGTTCTCGCACATAAAGCTCTTGGTCGACAGCGGCTACATCGAAGGCCTGTACGTGACTGAAAGCGCTGACGGCCACTTTCAAATCGGGATTGCAGCGAATCCTTCGCTCACGCTCGACGGGTATTCGCTACTGGAGACCGTTCGAACAAAGGGGTTCGTCGACAAACTCAAAGCTTTCGCCAAAGAGAAAACGGTGCCTCTGACGCTGGGGACGATCAAACTGATCTCCGCCGCCGCCATACAGAAACTGCTTCTCTAACCTACGACACTTCATCAAGCCCTCGGCACACGCCGGGGGCTTTTTTATTGCCGTCTCGCGGGCACCCGCAAAGAGCGACACGCGGGACGGTGTACCAGGAGAACACAATGACGGACAAGGACAAGCTCGACTACCTCGGGTACATCAAGGGCTTCATTGATGAGGCCACCGCAGCCTTCCTTCGGGGAGACGACGACACGTACTTCGCAGCGCTCGACAGCGTCGACGCCCTTCTGATGTGCCTGCTCTACGATGACGACGATGAGGACGACGATGACCAACAGTGACTTCGACGCCCGACTGGCGCACTACCTCCGTTCGATCGGTCGCGAGACCTGCAGCGAAGCCGATGTCCATGAGTACGCGCTCCTGAGCATCGCGAACGCCGCCGCGCTTGCCTTCTACATGAAGACCGAGCCGACCGTCATCCACTGCCCCGCAGCGGAGAAGTACGAGCAGGTGGCAGTCAACGTCCAGTGCGTCATGGACGAACTTCCGTAACGACTTCGAGGGCAACGGCATGACGCAGATATGTGCCGATCTGGCGGCTCACTAGGCCAGATCCCAAAGCCGGGGCATCTGCAGACGAGAGGCTTTTGCGTTCACCCCGGCTCCCTCACTCACTCACCAACCAACCAGAAGGCATTCACGTGCCGCCGGCCACTTCCATGTGGCGCTCTCCTTCGGCGGCATCTGAATGCTTTTTTTTCATTTTTCGGAGGCGTCATGAAGCGCGTCATTTCTTATCTCGAAGAGCTCGCCCGCCGCACCTACTTCGGCACGGACGGCACGGAGCCAGTCCGCTCTGGCGTACTCGGGTACTTCATCGAGGGCCTCGAAGGACTGATCGGGTTCTTCGGCCTGGTGATCCTGCCGGCGATGGCGGCTGCCACCCTCTGCCACTGGATTTTCGATTAAGGAGAACGATATGGCTTGGAACTACCCCGACGGATGCGGCCCCGACGACTACGAGAAGTGGTTCGGCCCCGACCCCGAAGACGAAGAGGACGAAGACGAAGACGAAGACGAGGACGAGGACGAAGAGGAGGACAGCGAGTGAGCTTCTCCGATCCGGTCCGCATCATCGACCACATTCCACAGGACTTCGACATGAAAGCAAACCACAAACGCAGGCGATACAAGCTGCCTGCACAGCTCCGCAAGGAGGCACACACCAAGGCTCAGCCGGCGAAAGCCCCTGAGCCTTTTTCATGCGAGCGCCCCGGACGCATCTGGACGCTCATCACCTTCTTCGGTGCGCTGGCGATCATCCTCGGCGCGCTTGTTACTGGAGCATGGAGTCAATAACCCCTGCCTAAAGGCAGAGGCTTGAAAGAGCCTTTATTGACTAGCCTCAGCGCCCCTCTTTCGAGAGGCGCTACGTTGGTTGGGAATGTATAGGCACCGTGGGATGTACATCCTAGTTCCACGCTCTGCGGCCTGTGATTAAAAGCTCTAAGAGGTAGGAGCGGTGTTGCAGGCACCAAACCCCGTCCAACATTGGCGAAGGATGTCAACCGGCCTTCGGGCCGCGTAAGCGGAGCCTGCGGGTATCCGCAAAGATTTAACCGAACTTAGAAAGGAGGACGGCGCTTCCTCCCCTGTCTGAAGACAGAGGTTTCCGCGCCGAATTTCTATGAAAACCCTAACTGACTATGCGCATGACGTCGTCGCTCGCGCCGCGCACGGACAGGACCGCGACGCAATGGTGCACCGCTGCGCGATCTTCGACACCAGAGGCGTGCTCGAGGCATACCTCTCCAACCCCGGCGCTAGCGGCGCTCTCCTCGACCGTTTGACCGACCTTAACCGGGCAGACAGCTTTGACGACGTCTGCTTCGCGACCAAGCGCCTTCGCGAAGAGCTCGATCAGTCACTCGACGAAGCAGAACGCATGATCGCGTACCGCGTCGACTGCCTTCTCAATCCGGAGCAGGGCTTTGAGTGCCCAAAGGAGTAAGCATGACGATCACCACAACAGCGCTTGAGCCGCTCGAGCTTCCGATGCCCGAGCCAGAGGACGAGGACAAGGACGACTTCGACCCGTATCCCGAGTACGACAACCGCGACCACTTCGAGCGCGCCCAGTGGTTCGGCGAACGTGCAAAGCGTCCCGAGCCGATCTACGACAAGACTCTCGAAGACTTCTACGCGATCAACGACGACGAAATACCTTTCTGAGGACGACACATCATGACATTCACTTTCAAAAAGGCCGTTCGCAGCGCCTCAAAACTTCGCCTCGCTCTGTCAGGAACATCTGGCTCCGGCAAAACCTACGGCGCTCTTCTGCTCGCCAAGGGGATCGGCGGCAAGATCGCCGTCATCGACACGGAGCGCGGTTCAGCATCTCTCTACGCTGACATGTCCGGCATGCCTGAGTTCGACGTTCTCGATCTGGACGCGCCCTTCACACCAGAGCGATACACGGAAGCCATCAAGGCGGCCGAGGACGCAGGCTACGACATTCTCATCATCGACTCGATGTCGCATGAATGGAACGGCAAGGGCGGCTGTCTTGAGGAAGTCGAACGCATTGCGAAGGCACGCTATCGCAGTAACTCGTGGTCTGCCTGGAACGAGATGACACCTCGCCATCGACAGTTTGTCGACGCAATGCTCACCAGTAAACTCCACATCATCGCGACGATGCGGAGTAAGACAGAGATGGCGCAAGAGGACGTCAACGGTAAGAAGGTCATCAAGAAGCTCGGCATGAAGGTCGAGCAGCGCGACGGAGTCGATTATGAGTTCACGATCATGTTTGATCTCGTCCACGACGGGCACTTTGCGAACGCGTCGAAAGACCGTACCGGACTTTTCTCCTCTCGCACTGATCCGCTAATTCTCACACCGGAGGTCGGCGCAGAGATCAAGAAGTGGCTCGATAGCGCTGGCGTCACGCCAGACGAATTCGCCGACCTTATGTCCCGCACAATCAGCGCCGAAACACCCGACGAGCTAATGGCAATGGGTAAGGAGATCGCCTCCAAGGGTCTCTGCTACGAAGACCGCGAAAAGATCGCGCAAGCATTCAGAGCTCGTCGTCACGAACTTGAACAAGCAATGACCGAACAGGCTACACAGGAGGAAGCTAACAATGGCATCAGTGAATAAGATCATCCTCATCGGGAATCTCGGCAACGATCCCCAGATCCGCGTAGGCGATCACGTCATCGCGAATCTCTCCCTCGGCACGTCACGCAAGTGGCGCGACAAGGACGGCAACGTCCAGCAGGAAACCGAGTGGCACCGCATCTGCGCATTCGGTCGACTAGCGGAGATCATACGCGACTACACGGCAAAGGGCGACCCGCTCTATGTCGAAGGTCGTCTGCGCACGCGCAAGTATGAGAAAGACGGCGCAGAACGCTACGTGACGGAGATCATCGCTGAGCAGATCCAGCTCCTGCGTTCAAAGAAGGACAACGATGAGAATCCGGTGCAGGCCAATCCTGCTGCACAGCGACGCGCATCTGATCCTGCATACGACTCTGACGTCCCCTTCTGACCATCTTGACCACGCTGTCAAATTGATCAGTCATTCGATTTTTTCGAATAACTCAAGCCCTCGGCACTGCCGGGGGCTTTTTCTTTGAAAGCATAAAAAAATGACGCCAGAGGAATTTGATTACTTTCACGAAAAAGTTTATCGAGGCATGCTTGCCTTTCTTGTTGGCAGAAAAAGCAAAGACGCTTTTTTAGCAGGCAGAAACGCAATAGAAGTTGCGATGAAAATCGTACTGGATCCAAGAGCTCAAATCATTCTGAACGACATTCTTGACGAACTTGAAGAAAAGGGAGACCCAAGATTCATTGTTGAACTAAACGTGATTTGCGCCCTAGAGAAGTGCGCCAAGCTTGTAGCGGAAAAGCAAAACCAGCCAGTAAACACAGAAACACAGGAGAACAATCATGAAATTGTATGAAATCCCAACCAAAATCCGAGCTGCGCTTGACGGTATTGACTGTGATCCTGAGACTGGGGAAATCCTTCAGGCCGACGCGCTCCACGCCGTCGAGGCTGAAGCATCCGACAAGATCGAGGCCACGGCCCTCTACCTCCGCGAGCTCGATGCCGAGGCCAAAGCCGCCAAGGAAGAGGCCGACCGCATGCTCTCCCGCGTCAAGTCGATGCAGAAGCGCTCGGACTACCTCAAGGCCATGCTCCTCGATGCGCTGCATGCGACCGGCAAGGTCAAGACCGCCCGAGTGAGCGTGAGCATCCGCACGACGCAGGCCGTTCAGATCAACCAGGAGCAGGCGATCCCCGAGGCCTTCACGACGAAGAAGATCACGATCAGCCCGAACAAGGTGCTCATCAAGGAAACCATTTCCGCCGGCGGCTGCGTCCCCGGCTGTGAACTGATTGAGCGCGAGAGCGTCAGCATCCGCTAGGCAGAAACAGGAGGCAGCCATGACCAAGACACAAACACCCGCAAAACTGCTTCTGCGCTACCTCTGGCCGCGCATGCAACGCGGCGAACGGCACTTCATCATCGACGACACTCAGCTCGCTTTCAGCATGACGGCGCAACAGCTGAGCAAGGTCGTCAGGCGATTCAACGAAACCGGGCACGAACTCAATTGGCCCGGTTTTCATTTTTCCGCGAAGGTGCTCGACATCTACCGCCTCGAGATCACAGCCGCCCGAGAAGCCGACCCCGTGCCTGAAGGAGCGCTGCTATGAGGACTCCCCTCTCACTCATCACGGCCGCCATGGCCACGCAAGGAACGTGAGCATGAAGATGACTTTACCAACGAATAAATATGTTGCCGAAATCCTTGAAGAGGCAAACATAGCCCCGCTTGAGGTTTCTATGGCGATTCTGGAACGAAAGTCGTTCCAAGAACTCGCGGAAATGTTCAAGTCGTACATGAAAGATGCAACGAGCGACCAACTTCTCCTCTCTGCTGAAGTTTCTCGAAAAATAGGGGAAATCATGATCGCGTCAGTCGACGTTTTTGAATTTCTTGCAAAAGAGAAAAATCATGAAAATCAATATTAAGAAGCTGCACCCGGACGCGAAGATGCCCAAGCGCGGCACGAAGTACGCTGCGGGGTTTGACCTGTACGCCGCCGAAGAGTTCGATGCGCCGATCTTCGAAGAGCAGACCGTTCGCATTCAGACGGGCCTCGCCTTTGAAATCCCTGAAGGATACGTTGGCGTGGTGTACAGCCGCTCCAGCACTGCCCTCAAGGGCCTCATCATCACGCCTTTGCTTGTGGATGCCGACTACCGCGGGCCCGTCTACATCACGGTGAAGAATGCATCGGGCAGGCCGTACATCGTTCATAACGGCGACCGCATTGCCCAGATGCGCATCGAAAAGCTCGTTGACACTGAGTTCGAGTGGGCTGACGAGCTTTCTGAGACTGACCGAGGCGAGGGCGGGTACGGGAGCACTGGACGATGACGCCGACCAAAGCTCTCCACGACAAAAAGCTCGAACTCAAGAAGGGCAAGCTAGCCGTCTGCTCCAATGTCACCTGCGCGTTCAAGCCGTTGTCCAACGGGAATGTCAGCTTTGTCGTCTGGTGGCACAACTGGGCTCGAACCTTCTACATCGACAACCTCAGCCCGTCGCAGGCGCTGGCCATCCTGGCCGCGCTCAACGGCGCGCTCGAGGCGGCACAGGAACTCAAGGAGATGTAATGCCGAAATCCAAGTGGCGACTCGGATCACTTCAACGTCAACGTAGGCGATCGCGTCGCGCAGCTCTACATCATCCCGCTCCCCGAGCTCGAGCTCGAGTGGGCTGACGAGCTGAGCGAGACCGCGCGCGGTGCGGGCGGATATGGATCTACAGGAGATTAAGGAATGACGATCAGTGAACTAATCGAACTCCTTCAGGAGATTATGGAAAAGGAAGGCGACATCGAAGTCGCGTACACGTACAACGACAACGGCTATCTCCTGAACGGAGAGGCATATGTCTGTGGCGTCGAAGTTCGGCTTACCCCCTGTGGCAGGGCCGTCGTGATCTGGTAAGGAGGACGAATGAAATACAGACTAAAAGATCATGAGCTTCAGCGGAAGCTCGACGAGATCAGTGACGGAGATTTCTCCGATCGGCTGCACAAGGAGCGCGAGCTCATAAAAGACAGTTTCCAAAAAGAACCGCGACTGCACGTTCTCTGGTTCGGAGAGGGCTCGCAGTTCTCCGCCGCGCTGTACGCCGACATGCTCGAAGAGGTGCAGGAGTACGACCCGCACGCTTGGAACAAATACCCCGAGGTCGAGCCGCCGAAAGACGTCTGGATGCGGTGTGAGAACGTTTACGGCAGCGAGCCAGAACGTCTCGAACGTTTCGCCGCGCGGTACACATCTCAATATGAGGACGGCGAGTGGGTCGACGCGTGGTTCAGCAACGGACTCCGTCGTGATGTTACCAGCTTCCGCCCGTGGGACGAGGAGGACGAGGAATGATAAAGGGATCAGGGAAACTCAACAAAGAAACGTATGAAAGCCTGCTCAAGCAGGGGATCTCCGCGGAGGACATCCGCAAGGGCGAGAAAAACCTGCGGCTTGTGGCGCACCAAACGCCGGGAGCCAAAGAGTACGGTTTGTCTTGGGCTATGCAACTCCACTTTGAGGGAAAACTGCGTTGGGTTGCCTTCCCGATGGAGTGTTGGGTAGGAGTTTTGAGAGACGAGGAGGACGATGAAGAATGAAAACCCCACGGTTTGAACTGAAAGACTTTCGTCTTAATGAGATTCTCTCAATGCTCACACCGTACAGCGGGCCAAGCCTGTCGGAAGAACTCAATAGAGTTTGGACTGGCGAAGCGAGGACCGTCAAATTCGGCAATCGCTTTTCTGTCGATCTCACCCCCGAAGACGTCAAGGAAAACCCGGAGTTTCGTCCGAACGAATGGAACCCAACGAAGTCTTGGAACATCCCCGAAAACGTCGACCTGATGTTTTCGATTCAGGAAAAAGAATCAGGGCAAGAAATCGCACGATTGCGTGGCCACTTCGACGGTGAGAATTTCAGAAGACCAAGCGGAGAGCCCATGTACGCATTTTGCCGTGGATTTCATGCAACAAAGTACAAATCGCTCATCAAGTGTTGGCCTGATGATCAAAAAAGCGAGTGGATCTCTGGGGACTTTTTAGCTCGAGTGGCTGAATTTGATCGTCGACTTGTAGAAGAAATGGAGGGGTACGAGAAATGCCTGTCAAGATGAAAAAGGAAATCCGCAAGCGAATAGCTTGCATGATGGGCACAACACAAAAAGCGATCCGTGAGGCAGAAGCGGAATGCGATGGACGAGCGTTCATGTATCACGCAAAAGGAACGCTTTGCGGCTTCTACCTCCTCCACGTCCCTGTCAAGGGAAAAATCGCGCCAACGCTCTTTCCGACTGAGTACTTCGTCAAACAGCAGGAGGACGAGGAATGACGGATAAAGCGTGGCACAAGTACCCGGACGAAAAGCCGCCGCACGACGGCCTGTACTGGGTCATCATCGACTTCGGAGCTGGAAAGGAAGAGCCGCGACTCTTCAAGTACGAGGACGGCGACTTCAACAACGGCCGATTCTTAGAACTCGGCAACATCGTCGAACAATGGGCGGAGTACAGGGAGGACGAGGAATGAAGCACGAAAGAGAACATCGGCGCAGAGCAATCGTCACCTTGAACGTCATTTCGGTACGCGCGCTTGCAAGAAAAGAAGACTGCCCGAGGCGCGGGCGGTTACGGGTCAACCGGAGCATGAAAATGAATGAAGAGGAAATTCTGCAAAACATGGATTACGTCTCCGAGCAACTGGTCGGAGCGGCAGAGGCGATCAAGGCCGACACCGATGAGCGACGTTTCGACGAGGCTTACGATCCCATGTTGCGAGACGTGATGATGATGGCGCGGGAACTACTGCACCTGCGTGACCTGCTCGACGAACTTCGAGAAGGCGAGTAACCCACAGGCCGACACCTTGACCGAGGCCGCCGCCACTTCCTGCGAGGAGAGGAGGGGACGGCGGTCTCATCACATGAAGAGGACATGATGAAAAAGTATTCCGATAAGGGGTGGAACTGGCTAATCGACCACTACCCGCATGAACCTGGTCGCTACTGGTTCGAGGGGTTCAACCCGGTCGAAGGCTACCCCAACAAACCCGACCTGACGCGCAAGGACATACACGTCCTCGCCGATGTGGACGACATCACTCACCCGCTCGACGCGACTGCCGTGACCAACGGCGAACCTTTGTACAACCTCTTCTTCTTCGCCACCCTGCCCGGTGCTGACAACCTCGTTCGCTTCAAGCGCTTCGACGAAGAGGCCGACCTGAGGCGCGTGGGCATCAAGATGTGCGCAAAGTCGATCGACGAGTTTACGAAGGGCTTCAGGCTGTTCGCCAACGCTAGCCGCCAACAAGGGCTGTTCGATCTCGGCGTAGACCTGCTCACGAACCCAGAACTCATCAAGCGCCCCGACTTCCGCTACTCGAAGATCGCCTACGACGCGATGCGTCAGACCGACGGTAGCAGCGGGGCTTTCTGCATGGGCTACCTGACGGCCAAGCACCTGAGCGAGTCGTTCCCGCCCGCCACCATCCCGACACTCGCCGAAACTTTCGCAAAGGACATCTAATGGACAAGACCAATCCCAAACACTACCGCGACGCGGCCATCACCCTCGAACCCATCGACCTGTGCGAACTGCTCGGGTTCAACCTCGGCAACGCGGTCAAGTACATCGTCCGCGCAGGCCACAAGGACGGCGAATCCGAGGCCGACGATCTCATGAAGGCCATGTTCTACCTCGACCGCGAGATTGATCGGGTTCGCAAGGTAGAAGCCCCGGGAGGATACTCTGAGGTCGCCCTCTGGCTCGGCCAACACTTCGCCCTGAGGAACGGCTACCTCGACCTCCTCTTCCCCACGATCATCGAGCAGGAAGAGGACAAGATCAAGGGCATGATCGAATGCCGCAAGGCCGTGGCAAAACGCTACGCAGAACTGACCCGTCGATAAGGAGACATCATGCGGTCGAACTCAAGGGGCGACATCATCGCCCTGTGGATGCGCGGGTACCTCCGCGCGATCCCCACATCTAAGCTCGGGCTTCTCTGGCTCGGGCTTTTCTTTTACTCGATCGTCGTGCCGACCTCGATCGCGTGGGAGCGCGGCTTCATCATGGGCTTCAACTTCTGCTTCCTGATCGGCGCACTGGTGATCGCCACGAAGATCGCCTACGACTTCGTCCAGTGCCACCTCTGGCGCAAGGTGCTTCTGGTGTGCAGGATCGACGGCGTCGAGTGCGGTCGCTACCGCCTCGTCCTCCCGCCGGGCTTCGACACATACGAGGAAGTCCAAAAACAGCTCAAGGGGCAAATCTGAGGAGACGCCAATGCCTAAGTCAAAGAAGCCCAGAAAGAAGGGCGCGCACGGACGGGAGCAGGCCGCACGCAGTCGCCTGCTCCGCAACCAGTTCAAAGACCCCGCCGAATGCCGCCGCCTCGTCAAGATCGTCGAGGATGCCCGAGCGGCTCGGCACAAGGGATCCGCGCAGCTCGGCTACCTGTTCGCGCTAGCCGACCAGGATTTCATGGTCGAACGCTTCATCGAGGCCTTTATGGCACTCGAGCGCTGGCAGACGACCGAGGAAATGGACGACTTCTCGCTTGTCAACTCGATGCTGATGATCGGGGCAATCGCCTTCCTCAAGGTCGGCGTGCAGGAGTCTGAGCGCCTCGAGGAGATCCGCCGCGCGGCCTATGCCGCAACCCTCGCGATCGACCATCGCAACATGGGCCGCCGCATTCCTGACGAACTGATCGAGGACACCCGCGAAGGCCTCACTACGGCACAGATGATCTTCGAGGCCGCGACCGCCAACGGGATGAATCAGGAGCTGATCGAAGTGCTGAAGGAAAACGACCCCGAACACATCGCCAGTACGCCCGGACGATTCCGCGAGCATCGCCGCCTGATCCTCGGGGACTACCTCGAAAAGGTTCAAGCACTCGAGGCCGCGCAGGCTGAACGCGTCAACCATATGAAGGTGACAGGCAAGCTCCCGCCGCCTCCTCCACTACCCGCCAACTAGGAAACCATCATGAACAGCACCGCAACGCACCACGTCGAACAACTTCTCAAGACGAACCCGCACCGTGAGTTCACGGTACCCGAAATCGCCTCACTGGCTCACCAGCCCAAGGCCCGCGTGAACGGCATCCTCGAAACTTTGGCCGGCAAAGGAACCGAGCTGCACGTCCGCACAGTCCACGGCCTGACCCTCGTTAGCTTCGGCGGGCGTCTCTCCTTCGCAGAGGAAGAACGAAACCGAAGGCTCGAGCGCGAACGCCTGAAGGCCGAAGAGGCGAAGCGCGAAGCAGAAGAGGAAAAGAGTATGCGCGTCGAGCGCATCGAAAAGAGAAGGATGCAGGCCGAAAAGATTCGCATTATGGCTGCCCCGTCCCCGAACTGGTTCGACGCAATCGTCTGCGCAGGAGACGCTCATGCTTGACGATGAACGCGAAATCATGCTGTACAAAATCGTGAGCTTCCTCCGCAGACACGCGAAGCAGGAATTTTCCGCAGCTCAAATTGCCGCGCAGGTGAACGTACACACGGGATTCATCACGAGCAACATCCGCACGCTGAAGGAACGATGCGCTCCGATCTACGTGCGGGTTTTCAACTCGATCCACTACCTGAGCATGACCGATCACAGCACCGGGCAAGCGCACCTGCACAGAGAGGTCGCACGCGAGAAGCAGGTGCGGCAAATCCTGGAAGGTGCTGCGCCAAACTGGTTCGACGCTCTGGCCACGCCCGCCGCCCCGGTGCGGGATGACGGCGAGATGCAGGCGGCAGTGGCACGGGTCAGTCAACTGGCAGAGAAGGATCTGCACGAAAAGGAAACGATGGTCGCCGTGATCGACATGATCGACCGCGAGGAATTCGACCGAGCCGAGCGTGCCCTCGCGGCGTACAAGGCACAAATCATGAGCAAGGCCGAACTGATCGCGGAGGCGATCGCACAGGTGAGAATGGCAAAAGAACGGGAGGTATTTCAATGGACGGGTGGTTAAGCAAAAAAGAGGTCGGCGAGTACCTTGGCGGGAAGTCTCCGCGCACCGTAGACCGTTGGATCGCGAAGCGCATCATCCCTCAGGGCAAGCGCTTCCCCGGCGGCCTGTTTTGGCGCAAGGACATCATCGACCAATGGCTCGCCGCGGACCAGTACGCGACGAAGTGCACGAAGGCGCTCAAGCTCCGCGAGGCCACGCCCTAGCGCAGACAATCGGCAACCCACAGCCCGCCACCGCACCACGGTGACGGGCTTTTTCTTTGCCCGTCAAACCTGCTCCGGGTACACGGCGTCCGCCCATTCCTGCATCAGTACCCTGCGGGCGTCGAGCAGGTCGGAGCGTTGGTACGCCTGAACGACGGCACTCCCAGTAGCGTGCATCAGGCTTTTCTCGGCCACAATAGGGTCCTTCCCGTTCTCCGCGCACCAGTCACGGAATGTCGAGCGGAAGCCGTGCATCGTCCCGTGCCCGAGCTTCTTCTGGAGAACCACGCGGGGCGTCTCCTTCGAGATGTGCGAGCCGCCTTTGCCGGCGAACACATACGGGGAATCGTGCGGGAGCATCTTCAGCATGGAAACGAGCTGCCGGCACAGCGGGACGCGGTGCGGGTATTTCTTCCCGTCCTTTCGTCGCTCGGGCGGGCAGTGCCAGACCTCCCTGTGCAGGTCGATCTCCTCCCACTTCGCGGGCACGAATTCCCCGACGCGGGACGCGGTCAGCGCCCCAAACAGAATCGCGCAGGCCGTGATCGACGTGGGCGGTCGCCACTCATCGAAAAGCGCGCGAGCCTGGTCGAACGTGAGCGCCTCGTGGTGACTTTCCTTTTTCACCTTGGCAATCGGCGGCAGGAACATCTCAAGGTTCCCGCGCCACAGGGCTGGATTCCCTCCGCTTCGCTTTCCTATGACTATGGCGTAGGCGAAGACGGCCTCAAGCCTGCCGCGCAATCTGCTAGCAGTCTCCGGCTTCGTTCTCCAAATCGGCACGAGTACTTCAAGGATGTCGTCTCGGCTCACGTCCTCGACGGACAACTTCCCCAGTACAGGGAGGGCGTACTGCTCGAGGGTCGATTGCCACTGTGCAGCGTGTTTCTGATTTCGCCACGCCTTGCTCTGCACGATGACGGGCAGGGCCTCGGCAACGAGGTCGGCGAAGGTGAACGGGCGGTCAACCTCCGCGCCCGCGTTCTTCATCCTCTCCCGCCGCTCCTGCTTCGCGGCAAGCGGGTCGACCCCGTCGGCAATCATCGTGCGAAAGCGTGCGGCGGTTTCCTTTGCCTGAGCAATCGTCACGGCGTCCGCCGTCCCGATCACCACGTCCTTCTGCTTTCCCGAGACCGTGTAGCGGAAGACCCACGTCGGCGCGTGACCCTCTCGCTTTCTTAAATATAGGCAACGTTCTGCTCGGTGAGTCCCCACTGGGAGGCTCCCGATGTTTCTGGCGGTGACTTGCAT